ATTTGGTCAATAGAGGCAGGTCAATAGAGGCAGGTCAATAGAGGCAGGTCAATAGAGGCCCGGAAGCCGGAGGATTGGATAGTGAGGAAGAGGTGCAGAAAGTCCCTCATTATTGGGATTGATATACTATCTGATACTAATAATATGAAAAACTTTAAAACATACTCGTAGTTTATAAATGAAGGTGAAGATTACATAAAGGGACTACATCAGGCAGAGGCGGGAGATTTTATTAAGATTGGTTTTAAAGGTACACAGAGTAATACTAATATATAAACTAATAAACAATCAATATAAATGAAAAGAATTAATTCTTTCGAAGAATTTAACATGTTATCTGAGGGCATTATGGCTGGAACCACTGGGATAATGGGAGAGCCAAAATTAAACAAAGCTGCTGAGCTTATTGGGAGTTATATTAATAGGAAAGTTGGTGGTGATTTTAAAAAGTTCCCATTCCTTACGTATTATAACGGAGTTCCTGGTATTATGTTCTATAGTAATAAAAATGACACTGCATTTCGTGTAAGTGGAAGGGGCACAGAAAGAGGACCTGGAATTGTTGGGCAGTTAGATTGGTTCGAACAATTCTATGACACTAAAGCTACCTTCAGTATTACTAGTGAAGAGTTTCCAATTATACAATTAGTTGGCGAATTTGCTAAGCTGATTAAAGATAAGAAGTACGCGAAAGAAGCTATGAACGAAAGTGCACTGTTTGAGGGTGAGCTGTATGAAGGTAGAAAATCTCTTACACCAGACGAGATTCGTATAATTGGTCAGAAGTTAGCTAATGGTGAATCTGGTAAGAAGATTGCGGTTGAGATTGGTATTCCGTACGGACAAATCCTTAAGATTAAGAGAGGAGAAGTAATGATCGAAAAATCTGACCCTACTGTTAAGAGGAACGAAGAAACACTTGATGATAAAGTGTTGTTCCTAGAAGAAACTATGAATGACATCTATGATATAAGTAGAGCAGTAGCTGCAGGTGCATTTAACAGTTTGCTTATTTCAGGAAGAGCTGGAACTGGTAAGACTTATAGTGTTGACCGAGCAATGGCAGATGAAGGATTAGTTGAAGGTGATGATTGGATGAAAATCTCTGGAGCTGTATCGACTATCATGATGTACAAAGTGATGTATCAGTTTAAAACTAAAGTTCTAGTATTTGATGATTGTGACGCTGTATTCTCAAACGAAGATGGTCGTAACATTCTTAAGACAGCACTCGATACTAAGAAGATCAGAAAAGTTTCTTATATGAAGAAACTTAAAATGCTGTATGATCCAAAAGATTATGATAATGATCCAGAGGGAGAGTTCAATGCTGTAGAGAGTGGATTAATTCCAAATAGATTTGACTTTTCTGGTAGAGTTATTTTTATCTCAAATCTTAGTAAGCAAAAGATTGACCCAGACGGAGCAATTCGCTCAAGGTCTATTCTTGTCGATGTTAATCCAGACGATGCAACTTTGATGGAGAGATTAAAAGTTCTACTTCCACATTTGGATCCAGTAGATATGCCACTTGCAGATAAAGAAGAAATCTATGAATTTATGAAATCAGCTAAAGATGTTTCGATGAGAACATTTGTTAAGGCAGCAGGTTTCAAAGTTGCTGGACTTGGCAATTGGCAACGAATGGCTAAGAGATATCTATAAACAAAAAAATATGAAAAACGTACCAACATTTAAAGAGTTTTTAGTAGGGTCAAAAACTCTCAACGAGTCTAAATATAAAGGTAAGAAACTTTATCCAAAAATGGTTATCTAAACATGACGTCGGTTCACTAGTTACTCGCGTAGAGGATTTGACTGATGGTGAAAAGTATGTGCTATACGATCCAGGGATGGACGCGTGGAACGGTGAATGGCAGTACACTGGATTTAAAGATAATTTTTATACTTGGGAAGACGCATCCCCACATAGTGGAGGAGGAGAACACCAGCTTACAAAAGCAGAATTGTTTGATGCAATTAAAGACAAGGAGATAAGGGAACAGTATTAGATATTAAGTCAACATACATTTAATAAAGTCGCTATATAGTGACTTTATTTTTCTTAAGTTTCTACTTTAGTTTATTTATGTTATATTTAATCTGATGGACCTAGCACAAATTATAATCGGTTACTTATTCATAGGCTGTTTAGTAAGCCTCTCTATTGACGTAGTTGCAATGATTTCTGGTGGCTTAGGTCTAAATAATTTTCATAGATTACTTTGGGTCATAGGTTGGCCTGTAATTCTGTACATTTTATTTTTTACTGGGAATGACTAATATAAGCTGTTGAGCTGATTAGAATGTGTCTGGGCATTATCTTGATACTAAGAATGTACCAATCAATTTAAAATGAACAGAGTTACTGTTGATATTGAGTACACACTATGGCAGAGTGGGTTAATGAACTATGAAAAAGATTTCATTAGACGCATATCTCAAGATTTGCCAGATGCCTTTGAGTATATACCAGAATTAGTATATGAAATATCCATACTTAGCTGTATCTAAATATGATTGGTTCTTTACTGTATTTATGAACTTAATAACAGCTCAATGCTAGTATGATCTACTCTGCAATATGGACGAAGAGAGTAGTAACCATAAATGAGTAAATTTCTTCAAACGCTGTAGTAGAAATTGTTAAAATATTAGAATGAGCAAAAATCACAGGTATGACATTACTGGGTTGGTATTTCATATCGTTATTGATCCACTTAAACAGATCATCCTAAATAAAGAGAATGAAAAAGCTATTGTTGATTTAGTACGAAGATTATCTAATGATGTATTAAATGACCAAATAGCCACGATTCATTCAGACATAAATGAAAGAAGCAAATGAACGTCATAACTTACTTTAGCATTCTAAGAAAAGTAAACAGTAGTGCAATTGATGAAATGCATGATGTTCATATTAAGTTCTACGCTGGCGTGAAAGAAGAATTATTCAAAACTATAAATGAAGCCATTAGAGTAGCTACATACTACTACAGATGACACTATATTAGATTCAATCTTTATTAATGTAGAAAATATCTTGATATTTCCAAGATTCTATATTCATTTAATGGACTATTCATAATAATGTCATAAATATTTTCATGGTAAGTATTTTATAGTTATATTGTATTGTAATTAAACTACAACAGATGGTAACGGAAATAATTAAAATTAGTAAAGATGATCAGGAAGTATTCTTGTTTCTTAACGATTTAAGAAATGATGGTATTACGAACATGTTTGGAGCAGGCGTATACATTGAGCGTGAGTTTGGTATAAGCAAGAAAGCTGCATCACAACTTCTTACGACTTGGATGAAAATATTTAATGAAGAAGGTGTTTATGAAACAATGGAAGTAACTAAGTAATCATGGCAAACGAAGACTGGTTTAAAGATAAATTGAAGGAACGTTCCGACAAGGACTGAAAGTAAAGATGATCTTAACGCTGTTACTACGAATATAAAAATTGTTAACATTCATTATCAGATTGGGCAACAAGATTCTTATGATGAACTAATTGAGATTGAAAGCTCACCGAGTTTTGGTGGGTGGATCAACCCAATTCAAATTGAGAACATTAAAGAAGCTCATACTATCTCATAAAGTTCAAAGGTTTGTCAATTTAATTTGTTATATTGATAAAGTAAATGTAAGACTTATTCAATTTATCAACTAAAATGAAATCATTTGTTATAATTCATTAGATGGAAACAGTCGTCAAGCTATTGCCAGGTGAAACAGATCCTGTGAAAGTAGAACTTAAATGTGGTGCATATTTCTTAGATCGGCAAAGTCGGTTATGGCTGTGTATCAATGGACCTACTTTTGGTTTTTTAATGATTGACATTGAAACTGGAGCTCGGCGTAATCCAGATAGTTTAGTTTTCATCAGACAAGTACATAGCGTTAAAATTTCATACAGATGACTTAACTCTATTTACCAGGAGACACTGAAATAGTTAACAGAATGATTGGCGACTTTAAACAACCCAAAGGATATTAAGATGAGAAATGAAGTAGATAATTTTGAACAGATTAAGTCGATGCTTGTCTTTGACTCAGAGGATGATTTCTATCACCTTCAGATTTTAAAGCGTAAGAAGGAGCATCTAGATCTTGGTAGCAATTCACTTGTCATTAAGACATACTACATCAGTTCTGCTGAGTACCTTAAAATGAAACGAGGAGAAATTGTTCACCTCTGTGATTTTCATAGTGCCCGTGCTTACATCAACTTGAACCGTCGTTCTTTTGAAAAGATAGCATTCAACACACTTAAGAAAATCACAGATCAGATTATGAACCGAGATTTCCGTTCAGTCCGTAAGGCATACGAAAGTACTTGTGGTGCACATTCTAATGAACCACATCGTAAATGGATTCTTGATATTGATTGGGCAGATTACGGAAGTAACAAAGACAAGCAATTAGACGTCTTAGTTGCAATTCGTCAGAAAGTTGAATTATTACTTCAAGAAGCTGGAAAGGATCTTACAGTTCATGTCGTTGAAACAAAGAATGGTGTTCACTTAATCACACCTTCGTTCAACCCAATGACCTTCAAAAAGCAATTTCCTGAGGTTGATATTCAGAAGAACAACCCAACTATCTTATATGTAGGATAGTTCAAACTTACAGCATTATTGGTATATTTAAACTGAAACAAATAAATTCAAGGAATATGAAAAAATTAGCAGATGGTGCGAAAGTTACGTGGGTTGCAAAAATGCATCCAGTACCACACCCAGAGGGAAAGACAGACAGAGATGGGAATATCCTACCAGTACTACGAGATAAAGTTTGTTTCGGTGAGGTAATTCGTGTTGGGTCGAAAGACGAATATTGGGTCATGCTTAAAGATCGTAACTACAGCCTAAGAATTAAGGCTAATATCTTGGAATTAGTAGACTAAAAATATTATATGAGAAGTATTCTAATATCTTCTCTTAGCGCTATGTTGCTTCTCGGGTCACCTACAAATGAAACCTCGAATGCAAATATTACACATTGCACTAAAGAGAAAATTGAACAGTCTACTGTTAAAGATCCTATAGAGCTTCGCTCTAATAAGAACGGTCGGATCAATAGTAGGGAAGAACTAATCTCTGCGATTATTCATATTGAAAGCACTGGCAATCCTAAAGCAGTAGGTGATACTCATCTTGATGAACCTTCTGTTGGCTGTATGCAGATTAGACCTATTATGGTCAGAGAAGTAAATCGGATACTCAAGCGATCAGGTTTAAAACTGAGGTACACAATGAAGGATCGTTTTGATAGGAATAGTTCAATTGAGATGTTTAATGTTTGGGCTGATGCTTATCATAAACAGAGTTCATTTGAAAAGATGGCTAGGAATTGGAATGGTGGACCTAAAGGTTACACTCGAAATAAGACTGTTAAGTATTGGGCTAAGATTATAGCACATGCTGAAAACAACCTTTAGAGTTACCTAAAATCTTCGAACATTGGAAGAAAGCCTTCATTTGTTTTAATGTCTTTCCAATGGTCACTATCTACATCATCTCTCGTTGGATGAATTTCATAGCCTTGCTTTTCAGGAGTACCGAATGCGTTAGTTTCTCCACCTGCTTGTTCATCCCAAAAGCTTTTAAAGTCTTTGACAGTTCCAGTGTAGTGTCTGATACGATCTAACTCTGATTGTTGCTTGTCGGTCATTTTTTGAATTTTTCTTTTAGGCGGTGGAGCTCAGTTTTAATCTTAAGTCCTTTCTCTTCTACCGTATCAAGTTGTAGCAGAAGTTCATATCTCTTAATAGCATAGTTATCACCTTTCTCTTGTGCAACTCTATATCTACGAATGTTATCTGCTGCTTTACTCTTAAGCCGCATTGACGCATCTTTAGGATCGAAGCCATCTGATTCATTCAGATTATTAAATTCTTCAAACGCTGGTAAGTTTACCATGTCTTTTTCTTTTTGTATGATTCGTCTATCTTATCACAGACATATTTCTTAGCTTCTACAATATAACTATCTCCATTATGTTCTGGGTTTTCATTGTCTTCATATGAACACGCTTCGTTTGTAGCAGATTCACATACTTCGTTTACTTGGCCTACAATAGGCTGCATACTATATCCTGTAGTTGGTGTACTCCCACCGGTAGAATATGATACAGTTTGATTAGCTGGACCAAACCCTGCTACTTGAAATTCTTCAAATAATGGAATTTTTGTAGATGACGTTTGTTTCATTTAAATTTAGTTTTGTTACTATATATATACAAGATGATATAAACTTATCGTTTGTGCCACTTCATTGCTAAAAAATAGTCCATATATATATTATATCTAAAAGAGTTAAATCATGGCAGAGTATTTCAGATCTCAAAATTGGAAAAAGCTAACTGAAGTTGATATACCTCGTATAGCAGATTCACTTGGACAGATAGCAAAACAGATGGAAGAATCTAATATTAGAGAGAAGCGAAAGTTCGCAATTGAAGAAAAGATTTTACTAACGACGTTGAAAAACGAAAAATTCAAGTTAAATGAGCAACAAAAATCTAGTATTAGTAAGTAAGAAGTATTTCAGGGCAGCATTAGATCGAGGAGAGGAATGCTATATGAAAAAGCCTAAGTCTTGGAAATGCATGAGATATAAATGGAAAAGTAAATCAGAGAAATGGTTTATGGATTTATCTGAAGATGTTCGTAGGGGCAAAGTACTTGGAGTAGAGAAGATTGGGTTACTTATTGCAACTCAACTTGATAATCATTTCCGATATTTTCAGGGTGAAGGCTACGAATTTTATTTAGACACCAATGACTAATATTATCTACGCACTACTTTCTTTAGTAGCTGCTCAGATTTTAGTTTGGTTTCAACTTAATGGTCAATTTATATGGGATGAGTTTAGAGATCATCATATCATCGTAGCTATCGCATTTGCATTTCCAGTTTCGTGGCTATTTATTAATTATCAACGATATGCGTATATCATATTTGAACAATCGCTTTGGTCAATGCGGTTAGTTGGTTATGGTGTTGGTATGGTAATATTCTTAATACTTACTTTATATCTGTCTGGAGAAACACTTAATCTTAAAAACGGTTTATGTCTACTGTTATCATTTTGCATCATATTAATACAAGCATTTGTTAAATGAAAGATCCACATTCTATATTAGGAGTTGAAAAGAGTGCAACACTTGAAGAGATAAAGAAGGCTTATCGGAAAATGGCAAAAGAACATCACCCAGATAAGGGTGGTGATGAAGATAAGTTTAAAGAAGCCGCAGAAGCATACGATTTGCTTACAAATCCAAAAGCTAAAAGTAGCAGCCCATTTGGTTCATCTTATGGAGAATTTGGCTTTGGAGATTTATTCGCACGATTTAGTGGTGGAAATCCTGGAAATTGGAGAGAAGAGTTTGATGCTAAGTACGGTGGGAATAATCGTAAGGGTCGTAATACTACTTACAATATGATCATCCCTATCGAGGACGCGTATTTCGGATCAACTAAAGGAATGAATATTGGCTTAAGACTTGTCGATGTTAAAATTCCAGCTGGAGTCGTAAACGGACAAAAGCTAAGAATAAAGGGATATGGCCAACGAGGAGCAACAGAAGATCTTAATGGTGATTTAATTCTAGAGATTCTAATCCAAGAGAACGAATCATTCTATCTTGACAATATTGGTCTTCATACACTTCAAAGCATAGATGTGTTTGATGCTATCTTAGGAGCTGAGGTCCACATTAAGATTTTTGATAAATCTATTAAATATACAATTCCTGAAGGAACACAGAATGGTGCAACTTTAAGACTTAAGGGCAAAGGCTGGCCAATAATGAATAAGCCAAAAGAACAAGGAGATCTGTATCTTACTGTCGTTGTTAAAATTCCAACAGAATTATCAATAGAAGAAAAGACATCTCTCAAAAAAGTGAAAGAACATATTGATGGAAGAGAAGGACAGGAATAAAGTGAATAAGTTGCTAGATGAAATTCAGCGTAGAGATATGAATCATTATATGGATGTATGCTATGACACAGTGATTGCGTACCCAGAGCAACTTATAGAACATGAAGAAAGTACACTTGAAGAGAAAGTGAAAAGCATGAACCAGATGATAGAACATTTTGAAGGTAGAGATGAATTTGAAAAGTGTAGTAATCTTGCTGGTCTTAAACTAAAAATTGAAGAAGAATATGATTGAAGTATTAGAATTTATATTCGGAAGTTGGGTACATTTTATAGGTGTTGTCTTTCTTATGCTTATTGTAAGCAAGTGGAATTTTGTTAAAGTTACCCTGAACGCTGGTGACTCTGGACTTTTAAATAAGCTAGCAGAAATTGGTAAACAGAAAAAAGATGAAGACATATTACTAAAAAGCTGAATACGAAAATTTCTACTAACGGTGCAATAGAGTTCTTTCAAGAATCTTTAGATTCATAAAGTTCATATTTGTCCGTAGGTTGTCGTTTTAATTGATTATATTATGTATGTAATAAAACAACATGGAAATAACATACACAAGAAAGACAATTAAAAAGCTTCCAATTGTGAAGCATCCGATGCCCCCAAATTTCGTCAATCCTCGAAGTGGGCGCTATGTGGTTTATCCTGGTGGTGGTTGGTATCTTGTTACAGATGACGTTACACGCAAAGACATCGAATCTCGATGGAGAACGTTTAAAGCCAAAGAAGCTGTAGTTGTTCCGAAAGGTGATATATGGTCTGTACCTGGAAGCAAAGGTAAAGAATACATTGTAAGCTTTCTCAATATGAATTGGGGCTGTACTTGTCCAGGATTTGGATTTCGTAGAAAATGTAAGCACATCGATACACTTAAAGCCGATGTTTGAGTTCATACATACTATTCTTAATGACATATGTTGGTACATATTTTACTTGCAATATCTATACGAGATAGATCTTCTTTGGGACTATGTTTGTGTACATAGTGTGTACATTGAGGGAGTAATTAAAAATGGGATGATTATGATTTGGATACGAAAGTGGCCAAGATTAAAATAACATATTTGTCCAATGAACTAGACAAATATGAGTTATATTCTAGTGTACTAAAAATCAAACAACAATGGTAAACGAAAACACAAAGGCGATACTTCAGAGACTCCACGAATTTACGACTAACGTATCATCAACGTCAAGTGGGAAAATTAAGCAGGAGATCATCGGGAAATACGCTGAAGATATCGAACTCATCAAATGTATGAGATATACATATACTCCATACAAAACATACAACGTTACTGAAAAGTCACTCATCAAACATTCTGGTAAGTATTTTGCTGGTAGGTATTCAGATATGTTTGAACTACTTGATGCGCTTGACCAAAGACATATTAGCGGATATAATGCAATCGGTGTAGTGAATTACTTCTTACAGGAGTTAACACCTGAACAAGCCGCTGCATTCCTTCTTGTTCTTGGCGGTGATCTTAAAATGAGAGCATCTGCTTCAATTATCAACAAAGCTATTCCTGGTTCTGTTCCAACATTCAATGTTGCACTTGCCCAACGATATGATTCAAAATATGTAAACTTCGAATTAGAACAGTGGTTCTTAAGTAGAAAACTCGACGGCATAAGATGTGTATGTAGAAAAGAAAATGGAATCGTAACATTCTATTCTCGTAAAGGTTTAACCTTCTATACACTCCAAAGGGTTGCAGACGAGGTATTAAAGATTCCTGGAGATTTTGTGTTTGACGGTGAAATCTGCATTGTGGATAAAGATGGCAACGAAGATTTCACCGCTATTATGAAGGAATACAAAAAGAAAGATCATACAATTCAAAATCCAATGTATATCGTATTCGATATGTTAACCTTGAACGAATTTGACACAGAAGGTATTGGTACAACTCGGTTGCTGTCTGAACGCTACGAAGCTGCGGAAATAGCACTATCATCACCAGGAGTTAGTGGAAAGGTGATTAAGTATCTTGAACAGCTTGAAGCAACGGAAGAAAACTTCGCGAAGATGGCAATAATTGTTGAGAAAGAAGGATGGGAAGGATCAATGTTAAGAGCTAACGCACCTTACGAAGGAAAGCGAAGTAAGAACCTTCTGAAAGTTAAGAAAATGTTTGACGCAGAATACGAGATAGTTGGCACAGAGATGGCGCTGATGCGATGGTTAGAAGATGGCGTTGAATATGAATACGAATGTTTGGCAAAAGCCGTAATTCTTCATAAAGGCTGCGAAGTAGGTGTAGGAACAGGCTGGTCGAAAGAGGAGCGTATTTACTACCATGAATGTCCAGAAGAATTGATTGGAAAACTAATAACCGTACAATACTTTGAAGAAACGACTTCGCAGAAAGGTGGGTTTAGTTTACGATTCCCAGCTAAGAAACATGTATACGAAGGAAAGAGGGACGTTTAAGAATATCACTCTGAAAAGGATCCTCAATTTGAGGATCCTTTTCTATGCTTAAATGCTGATGAAGTGTTATGCTTACATCTTATCTGTAGCTAAGGGGTCAGTGTATTCTTCTTTGTAATCCTCGCCTAGCATATTATCAGGTGATGTCTTTATCTTCTGTTGATGTCATCTATGCCTGCTCGTAATAAGGTTCTCCTGTTGTTCCACATGTACATGGCATGCAGTTGCACATTCCACATTGCTGCTGTTGGAATTACTTGTGATAAGGTTGTTCTTCCCTTTCATCTCCAAATAATTCTTTGAAGAATGCCTTTGCTTCTAATACTTTCTCTGCGTGAAAGACAACGGTAACTAGCCCAGTTGCTTCTTCCATTGATACTTTTAATATTTCCATGTTAGTTTGTTTTATTTTATGTATTGAGCTATGAGTTAGAATTTGCGATAGGATTGCTATGTAATGATTAGTTTCAGAAATTTTTAGTTTTTGCTATAATGTAAATGAATTGTAGTTATAGAATTTTAGAATAGGATATTCATATAGATTACAATACTAATTGGACTTATTACAGTACTATGAGCAGTTTTAAAGATATAAAGATAGACTTTAAGAGTAAGTCGATAATGATTAACATGAACCTAATCGAAAAGCATTTGGGCATGTGTTCTTTAGTATGTGATAGTGTAGAAAAAACCATACAGAGAGCTACATCAAAACAAGTTGAAATATTAGCTACACCTGATCGTACCGTCGATGTAATTATGATGGCAATAAGAGATACTCAGATTTATGGCAATAGGAATTGGCAAAGACGGTCATTTATAAACATTCAAACAGTACGACAATGAAAGAAGATTTTTTTATAAGAGTACTTAAAGAACTACGTAAAGAATCTAAATGTGTTTCACGTCAAGTTGCAACACTTATAGTTAGAGATGGACGTATTATTTCAACTGGCTATAATGGAACACTCAAAGGTGCTAAGAATTGCTGTGATGTATTTGATGACGATTGGGAAAGAGATGAACATCATGTTTGGTCACGCGCTAATGAAATACACGGAGAACAGAACGCAATAGCAGTTGCAGCTAAGCATGGTATCGAAGTGGATGGATGTATATGTTATTGTAGCTTACAACCATGTAACGCTTGCCTACTCTTACTTATCCAATCTGGAATAAAAGAAATCGTTTACTTAGATACTTATGACAAATGCGATTGGTCAGATAATCTAATAAATAACATCGAACGTCTTGGAATTACACTCCGCCAAGTGAAGTAATTTACTGTTTGGGTTAGCTGATATATATAATAAACAGCTAACTTTGATAATAGAGGCTCTAACTTTTAAGCTTGCTCTTGACTTTACTGACTATCTTCGTAAGCATAGAATATATCTTACTGAAGTTAAGGTAGATTTCTTCGATAGAACTAGGCATGAATTCGTTGACTTTGCAGATTACTCTGCAATGCAGATGAACTATGATGAAAATTACATTCCAATAAATAATTGTAATCTAGGGGATGTTTGTGGTATTCAATTCTTCAGAGCCACGAGTGATATTTACGACTTTACAACTACATATAAAGTAACTGATGTTCTTGGTAACTTAAATGTAGATCAAGGTGTTTCGTTTGACATTCAAAGGAACGCTCAACGAGAAGTATTATCTGAACGACAGATAACGTTCCTCAATAAGACATTAACAGAATACCTAAAGTTCTACTCTGAGCTTAAGGCTATATACATTACCGGAATTTACTCACCGTGCTATGCTGAGCCAGGATGGTCAGAAAATACTTGGTACTTGAAATCATTAAGAGAAGCATTCACAGATAGTACTAATCAGTATCGCTTTCCATACACTCAAACACCTATTCAAAAGAAGCCTCCAATAGTAAATCCACCAAGTACATTATAACTTACAAATAAATACAATAGAATACATTAAAGATTACAACGAGATCAGTCTGGTGTAATATTCAAATAAAATTTAACATGACATTCAATCTCCAAGAATATATCTTATTTAGAACTCAAGAGCAACGAGAGTTGTTCAATGGAGAAGTAGACACTAACTTCAGAATGGTAGCTAATCCTTGGATTGACCGCCGCATTTACGAAGAAGGAAATATTGTCTATCATCCCGTAGAAGTAGAACCAGCAACCGGGCAAGTTACTCCAACTGGGAATGACGGAGAACAGCATTTAGTTTGGTGGAGAGCTAATAGGAGAACTACACAGGGAGTGTTCCTTATACATGAATGGGATCTTATCGGTGGAATTGGAACTGGAGATTTGAATGTTCTAGGTGCTGATTCATTTGGGAAATTTCTAATTAACAGTACTGTTCCTGCAGTTTGGAACGGAGGTTTAAATGCACTTATCGAATCATCTAATCCTAATGATACACTTAAACTTGTGGCTGGATCAGGAATTGCAATCTTACATGATATAAATAGTCAAAGTGTTCGAATTGATAGTTTAGGTTCTGTAGGAGAAGCTAACAGAGGAGAAAATATTGGCATAGGTACTCATGAAGATGTTTACGCTGGAATGAATGGTGTAAATATACAGCTTAGGGGATTTACTGCTGTAAATACTGGAAGTACAATTCTATCAGTAAGCACAACACTCCAGGATAATATTGAATATTCGTTAAATGAATCGGCTATTGAGTTAGCAAATATTAATGGTGGAAATCCAACCATTGACGATTTAATAGATGTAGATCTTACAGGTAACGCAAACGGGTATATTCTACAATGGGTAGCAGGTTCAAGTGAATACCAACCAGTTGATCCGTCAACTATCGTAGGTGCTAATGTATTATTTGATGACAATAGCGGTATAGGCTCAACTCACAGAATTGGAAATACTCCCTCAGTAGGAGATTATTCAACATTAAGTGGAGGAACTAATAATACGACAGATGGAAATTGTTCAGTAGTAAGTGGTGGATGTAGTAATAGTTCAACTATAGATTTTGCAACAGTTAGTGGTGGGAGAAATAATACAGCATCAGGACAATATTCTACAATAGGTGGTGGGAGAAATAATACAGCATCAGAGTGTTCCACGACTATTAGTGGAGGGAGAGATAACAGTGTATCTGGGTTTCGTTCATCTATTGGTGGAGGTAGAGAAAATATAATTGCAGGCAACGAATCAACAGTTAGTGGTGGTTATTGTAATTCTATTACTGGTATTGCATCTTCTATTGGTGGTGGTTGTAATAATGTAATAGTAGCTCACTATGCAGCAGTAGGTGGTGGTTGTAATAATGAAGCATCTAAGGGTACTTACTCAACTATAAGTGGGGGTTATGGGAATATAGCTTTAGGTAATAACTCAACAGTTGGTGGTGGTAATACAAATACAGCATCAGGTGATAGCACAACAATAAGTGGTGGTACGGGAAATAATGTGACAGAGTATTATGCAACAATTGGTGGGGGTTATTCTAATGAAGCTTCAGGTAATAGTGCCACGGTTGGCGGTGGGAAAATTAATACAGCATCAGGCTATCAATCAACAATAGGTGGTGGTGGTAGTAATTGTACAGTTGGCAATTGCGCAACTATAAGTGGGGGTTATGGGAATATAGCTTTAGGTAATAACTCAACAGTTGGTGGTGGTAATACAAATACAGCATCAGGTGATAGCACAACAATAAGTGGTGGTACGGGAAATAATGTGACACAGAATTTCTCAACAATAGGTGGTGGTAAAAGTAATACAGCTTTAGGTAATAGCTCAACAATTGGTGGTGGTTCGGGAAATAATGTGACAAAGTATTATGCAACAATTGGTGGGGGTTATGGGAATATAGCTTCAAGTAATAGTGCCACGGTTGGCGGTGGGAAAATTAATACAGCATCAGGCTATCAATCAACAATAGGTGGTGGTAATACAAATACAGCTTTAGGTAATAGTGCCACGGTTGGAGGTGGGGAAATTAATACAGCATCAGGCTATGCAACGGTTATTGCTGGGGGATGTTTGAATACCGCAACTGGTAATGTGTCGATCATAGGTGGTGGGAGTAGTAACTGTACTATTCAGGACTACTCTAGCATTTTAGGTGGTAAAGAAAACATAGCAGGTAGCTCCCATACGTCAGTTGTAGGTGGGTCTAATAATACAACTATTGAAACTGCGCCATACTCATTTATTGGTGGAGGGCGTAGCAATACAATAGCAAGCTGCTATTCAACCATTGGCGGTGGACATAATAATGAAATATGTAGTAATTCTATAGCATCTGTAATTGCTGGAGGGTGTAACAATGTTATTACTGCAGACTATACTTCTATTTCTGGAGGATGTAATAATTGTGCAACTTGTAGTACTGCTCATATTGTAGGGGAGTGTATTACCACAGTGTCAGCATGTACTACTCATGTAAACTGCTTGAATATTAAAGACTTCTGTAGAAATGCAGGAGTATTAACTTCAGCAACACATCCAGTTGGAACCATATACTACAATGATAATGAATGTGAACTTACGATCGTATTAATTTAATGCCAGTATACTCATCGTACCATAAATGCGCATTAACCTAAGATAAAATAATAACTAAGAAAATGACAACAACTTTTAAAATCGCAAACATGGAAAGATACCCAGAAAATGAGGTAGTCTTTAGGGTAACTTACGTCATGAACTTTGACGAGGCTGGAGAAACTGACCGTCGTGTTGGTTCAATAGTATTAACTGGCGATCCTACTTCACCAGATTTTATACCATATGCAGACTTAACAGAAGCAATTGTAATTGAATGGGTTAAAGAAGACCTAGGTGCAGATGAAATTGCTAACATTAATGCGGCAATGCTAATCAGATTACAGGAGCGCGGAGAAGCAAAGGCTCATCCAACAGAAATAACGGGAGTACCTTGGTAGAATCAATTTTATAATATTTTCACCTCAGCTTAGCTCTGGTATGATAGCTAAAGGCCTGGATATATAATCTAGAACGGATAAACTATTCAATCTTTAATCTATTACCTGTGAGTAAATATTCTATATTCCACATCGAAGGTGGACTTGGTAAGCACGTCGCTGCAACCGCGGTAGCTAAAGCTATCAAATCAAATCATCCAGATCGGGAGTTGATTATCGTCTGTGCATGGCCAGAGATTTTTATCAACTTACCATTTGTAGATAGAGTTTATCGTATTGGTAATACTCCGTATTTCTATAAAGATTATATTCAAGATAAAGATTCAATCATGTTTAAGCATGAGCCTTACTTTACAACCGATCATGTTCATAAGCGTACAGGATTAATTCAAAACTGGATTGAACTTTACGGGATGGTATACAACGGTGAGAAGCCTGAACTTCTATTCAATTATCGACAAGAACAATTCGGCTTTAATAAATGGAACAGAGGTGTACCAGTGCTCGTTATCCATACGAATGGTGGACCTCTAAAAGAACAAGCGTATCCATACAGCTGGACTAGGGATATGCCACCTCATGTAAGTAGAGCATTAGTTGAACAATTCAAAGATAAGTATCACATTATTCAAATTTGCCGAGAAGAATCTCAAGTAGTCGAAGGAGTACATGAGGCACATTTTAAACAAATGTCAAATATGGAAATGTTTTATCTTATGAAGATGAGTAATGCTAGAATTTTAATAGATTCAAGCCTGCAACATGCAGCGGCAGCTTTAAACGTGCAATCAACTGTTCTTTGGGTTGGTACAAGTCCTAAGACGTTCGGCTATAAGATTCATAATAATATTGTAGCAGATCTTGGAGTAGAAGTAAATCTACCAGATAGCTACTTATTCGATTATAGCTTTAATGGTGTTCTTCATGAATGCCCAATATTAGATACTGTAAGAATGTTTAACCTGGAGGAAATCTCTGCAACTATACCGTAATGACTGAAAAGATTTTCTTTCAGAGTTCACTTCCAAGAAGTGGCTCAACACTTTTACAAAATATTATTGGACAGAACCCAGAATTTTATGTTACTCCTACTTCTGGTGTATTAGAACTTCTATATGCTGCTCGTGGCAATTATACAAATTCACCAGAATTTAAAGCTCAGAATCCTGATCGTATGAAAGCTGGTTGGATTTCATTCTGTAATGCTGGATTAAAGGGATTTTTTGAAGGCGTTACTGATAAGCGATATGTAGTCGATAAGAGTAGAGGTTGGGGTGTACATTATGGATTTCTAAATTCATTCTATCCTGAACCTAAAATTATATGTGTTGTAAGAGATCTCCGGGCTGTCTTTGCTTCTATGGAAAAGAACTTTAGAAATTCACAGGATAAGGATAGTGGCTTAGTAAACCACTCGGAGATGAAGGGTACAACTACTGAGAAGCGGATTGATACTTGGGCAAACAGTCAGCCTGTAGGAATGGCAATTGAAAGATTGAAACAGATGATCTTAGATGGCACAAAGGAGAAAGTTCACTTTGTACGATTTGAAGATCTGACGAAAGATCCTCGTTCCGAAATGACTAAGATATACAAACATTTAGGAGTGGAGGAATACGAACACGATTTTGACAATATAAAACAAATAACTAAAGAAGACGATTCAGTATATGGCATCTACGGAGATCACACAATCAGAACAAGAGTCGAGCAAGTTACCAACGATTATCACAAAGTTCTTGGACCACATACGAGTGATTGGATCAAAGATAACTACGCTTGGTTCTTCAAAGAATTCAAATATTACTAATATGGAAGAAATGGACGGAGTAGGTATAAACGTTGATGAGTTTATAGCTAATGAAAAAGCTAAAGGTAATGGTTACCCAGGAGCAGCTAAAATGGGAGTAGGAGCTCCACCTAGAAAACCTGATCCAATGGACAGAAGATTGGCACCAGTAATTGATGTTGCTTCTACAGCGGTTGATGAAGGAAAGGCCAAAATGCAATGGAAGAAGGGTGATAAAACTGGAACTGTTGAAGTCGTAAAAGATGAAGATGAAGAATGGTTAACATTTGAAAGTGGAGGACGAATAAGTAAAGCACTTAAAGATGAGTTCTTAAACGATGTAGATCCTAAAACACCGGCTATAGATGTATATACTGAGTTTAATACTGAGTTTGCTCCGAGACTACATCAGGAGATTCCAAAAGCTATAGTTCAAACACAAGAATCTCCAGTGACAGCATTGTTAAAAAAATCTTCTGGTAAGGTAGCTGTATCATTTGCACTTGAAGTTCAAGTCGATGCACCATCACCGGCACTATTAGCAATTTTAATAGATTCATTTGGAGAAGATGCTATGAAAGATGTAGAAGAATATATAACTGCTCAAGTTGATATGAAAGCATTAAAGCAAGCAGTCGCTGATAAAGTGCAGAAAATGATAGATAGCACTGTAAAAACGTAACAATATATAATTTATACATTAATACTTAAAAGCAAAATGGACGTAACAACTACACCAAACAGAAGACAACGTAGAGGAGTTTTAAAATTCCAAAAAATGATGGCAAACATTGAAATAATCGACGATGTTTATGATCCTGATCGTAAATCATTACTTGCTATGAAAGCAGAAGCAAGACAACATAATCGTACAAGAGGTATAGAAATACATCAAGGTAATGTTGATACTATAGATAAAGAACGGTATGCAAAGCTAGAGGTAGTTGAGGAAAAGAAGATTGAAAGGTGGAAATCATTAGGCTATAATGAAAAAGAGATTACATCGTTAAGAGAAGCATGGTCTATCGTTGTTGTTAACAAACCTACAAGAGCTGAGAAGAAGGAAAGGTTCCAAATATTAAAGGATGTACAAATATCACGTTTAAGTAGAAATAAATAAGATGGCTAGGATTGTACTAGAAGTAGCGCGGAATGGTATCATCAAAAAGATATATGATGATAATAGTGGAGGGTCGAATCTGAACATTACGTATACTGATGTATATGAAATTGAAGATGATTCAAAAACAAAGAAGAAAACTCTAGTCAAATTCTTGTATGAAATATGTGAAGACCTCGGATTGAAAGTTGGTAATAAATTTTCATCTGAGGTTATTGACATTGACTTTACTTGGGGGAGTCATTATGATCCAACCAAGGAAGAGATAGCATCAAAGATCTCTGAATTAGAAGAAACATTACAGTTACTAAAAGAGATAAGAGATGAAGTTTAATTTTGTGTGCCTATCAGATGCAGTATCTACTAAGAAATTTTTAGATAAAGTTCCAAGAGGAATCGAATGCATAAACTATATGACGATCATCAATAAGTTAGCAAAGAATGATTATGCTCACGAAGATCCAACTGATGTAGTCGTTTCATCTTATTTAGTCAAAAGCTTATATACTATTATGAAGAAAGATGTTGTAGAAGAACTCTATTATGTCATCAGTAGCCCTGATGACGACATAATTGGTAACGTATCTAATCAAGTAGAATCATTCACAGAGCGAAAAATTACATATAACATTTATTCATCTCCTAAATTTGCAGATGATATAAACCCGGATACGTTTACTGAAGTGTTTGTAATAAATGAAGAGGCATAGAATATTTAACAAAGGCGATTACATCTACGGCCTAGTTGCATCGCAAAGTAAACCAAACATACTAATTCCAGTAAGAGGTTTAATTGTTGATACTAAATGGGAGCAAGTAAACCCAAAGTACAAAATCAAGATCTTAAAGTTCTACGATTCAATGTACTTCCTCAAAAAACATTTTTTTGATATTTCGTTTAGAAAGGATTTCAATTCTAAGTCCAGGAAGATGGTACTTAAAGCAGAAGACTTTGATAACATCGAACAGTTGGCAGAACGATTGAATGCAGTTGACGAAAAGAGATTTCATATCATTATTGATTCTATCTTATGTGTTAAAACTAAGAATGATATGAAAGATCTATTTGATAGAATTCAATTTTACATCATTTCTCAAAAATATAAAGAAGCACGAGAATTGTCAAGTCGTGCTATGTTCACGGGTATATTATCTGTTGATAGTAAGAATGAATTCGATGCAATGTTCAGAGCTGCATGGAGTAATAAATTCGAAACTTTCGATATAGACATCAACGAATATATAAAGAGCCTGGACTAACGGTCGGATATATACAATAAACGCTGTAGACTCATGGGCTTAGAAAACATAAATAACTCTCTTACATCTGCAAGTAACGCCGTAAACAATGCATTATATCCGAATCCAAATAGTCAAGGCAAAAGATTAGCTGCATTCGGTGGAGAATCTTATGGCTTCGCAAATGGTGTCTCTGCAGAGTATGCTAAAAGTTTCTATTCTAATAAAGCAAAGCCAGATAGCTTAGGTGTTCCTAAAAGTTTCGGTGGAGAATTACCTAGATCTATATTCAATCAATACGCATTATTTAATTATAGTGGTATGTACGGGGATGCTGGTAAAGATGATTCTGCTGGATATAGAGATACATCTGCACAATCAAAGAAATTTTTAGGAAGAGGCAATGGAGCTCAAAATCCTACTCCAGCTAAGATTATTGAATTTTACAATACTTACTATCCAGGCATATCATATAGGGCTCAGGATTTTTTATATGCAAAATATTATAAGAAAATTCCACTTAATCATTTAATAACAATACGGAGATTTCCGATGCCATGCGAGGACAATATTTTTAACTATTCAGTAGCTATGAATACTGCAGGTGGTGGAAAATCTCCAATGAATGTTGCTGGTAAATCTGAAGCAGTAGATAGTACACAGGTAGCAGGCGTAACAGCAATCACTTATATGGGAGAAACTGCAGGCAATAAGTTAAGTGAGATCATGGGAATGACTTTCGGTTTGAGTTGGAAAGATCTCGAATCAAAAATGGAAGAGGTGGAGAAGGGTGGTGGTTATACTGGTCAGATGGATAAGACTTTTGGTGGAACCACAACTGGCGGTTTATTATCAGCAGCAATGGATGCAGGTAAAGGTGTTTCATCTGGAGACAGGTTTAGGAAATCAAACATTACTACCGCAGATCGACTAGGTACACAATATGCAGATTTTGTAATTGGGCCAGTTAATGTCATTGATAAAACGACAATTAGAGATCGTGGTTTAAAGTTTGAACAAGATATGAGTTTAGATTTTGAATATCAACTTAAATCTCTAAACTATGTCAATCCAAAAGTAGCTATGATAGATTTAATTTCTAACATGCTTACTATGACCACAAACAACGCTACGTTTTGGGGTGGAGGTCAACGATACTATGGTGCAGCTGGATATGTCGCAAGTCAGTATGGTGATGTTAATATGCTAAAGGCTGGTAATTTTGCTGGGTTTTCTAAGTCTATCGTTAAAGATGTTACGTCAGGGCTTACTAATATATTTGGTAATAGTGAAGGTGGAATGGATGTTTCATCAGTATTAAGCGGGGGTCTAGATATTGCAAAAACATTCTTAGGAAATAAGCTCGGTGACCTATTAAGCAGTATTGCTGGAGATACTGGTTCTACAGCAGCACAGCGAACATTTATCAGTGGTGAACCAACTGGAAACTGGCATGTTACCATTGGCAATCCACTCAACCCGATTGCAATGATGGGAAACATGTATTGTGAAAGTGCAACTATGACGTTGGGTGATGGTCTTGGATATGATGACTTTCCAATGGAGGTTAAATTCCAGTTAAAGATGAAGCACGGTAAACCTAGAGATAAAGGTGACATTGAAAATATGTTTAATATAGGTAAAGGTAGGATTTATACATCTGCTGCTAATACCAAAGATATTTTGAATCTTGCTGGTGTAGATGTAAAAACTTATGGGAGTGTTCATACTGGGAGTAATCAATTTGAAGATACTCAGGGTAATGTTAGTGGAAGTGAAGCTGGAACTGTACCAAGTGGAGTATCTACATCAGCAATTCTAAATAGTGATATTAGCAATATAAAGAAGAAAAACGAAAAGTTTGACATAGGTAAATCTGACGAGTATGTTGGTAACTTAGTTAGTTTAATGATAGACTCATAATGAATATTAGATCTTTAGTACTTAAAAACATTTTAATAGACGAAAATACCTCAGAAGAGTATTTAGATCTATCTGCACCATCGTTTGAATACAATTCAGGCAATGGCATAAAGGCGATTCACTACGTTACGACAGACCAAGCTGGCCGCATAGATTTAGTTTCAAACCAGTATTTTGGAAGTGGGGCTAACATAGATGCAATTTGCATTCTTAATAATATCTCTAATCCATTTTCAGTTGAAGAAGGTGATCTTCTTATCATACCGAATTTGACTCGTAATGAAGATAGTGTCTATTTCAGGCCAACACTCCATGCTACCCCAGATATAATCCAGTCACAGTATATAAATACTGATAGACAGAGTAAGAAAGATCAATCTCGAATTGAAAGGCTAGCTGCCAAAGGCAAAGACAAAAGGTCTGGAGTATCAAATCCACTTCCACCTAATGTTCTACAGCCAGGACAAATAAGTAAAAAGATTGGTGGTGGCAAAATCGTGCTAGGTGCTAACCTACCAACAAGAAAATAATATGGCGAGTAATTTAGAAAGAAGTATACTTACTATTTTGGATCCAGCTATAAAGGTTGATGAACTTGCAATAAGCGACGCAGAAAGTAAAACTGAGAATTCGAGTTTACCGACAATGGACATTCCAGTATCTAAGATTTACAATATTACTCCACTCATTAGAGTTAATGAGTATGAAGTCAATGTAGAGAATCTCAAAAGTTTTAAGCTAAGTAATACTGGGTTTTATCCAACTCTAAAGGTCATATTCAATGACAACGATACAAGTTTCACTTCTAGGTTTTTTCCTAAAGATGGAGACATTATGCAATTACACATCAGATCGCAAGGTGACGAAACAACATTTAAGCCAGTTCGTATTGACTTTACGATCATTGATGTATATCCAATTTCTGGGGGTGGTAGTAATGCAGTTACAAGATATGCAGTAGAAGGTAGGATGTTCATTCCTAATCTTTTCACTGAACGAGTTGAATATCATGAAGCTACAAGCTGGGGCGCGCTTTTAGATATTGCAGAAGATTTAGAACTAGGGTACGCTAGTAATGTTGAAGATACTGATGATGAAATGAATTGGATAAATCCAAATGACACTGTCGAAACATACATTAAAGACATAGTCGCAAATAGCTATCTTAACGATGATCATTTTTTTACAGCTTATATTGATCCATATTACTACTTAACATTTATTGATGTAAATAAATTGTTTAGCCAAGATGGTGAAATAGATACGTCTATTGGCTATATGTTAAACTCTGGAGATACATTTCGGTCTGGTGAAGGACAAGCAGAAGGAACACCAAATTATCTTACAAATGATGTTAAGATGCAAGGTTCTGGAAATTACTTACGTAAACACCAAATGGTAAACGAATCTGGTCTAATAAGTAAAAACAATGGTTATAAGAGATACGCACAGTACTGGGACGAAGCTGAAAAAACATTCATCAATGAATTCGTTGATCCACTCGTAGAAGAAGTAGAGGGAATGATCACAGTTACGAAGGGGAGATTATTAGATAGTGAAACTGAAGGCCCAAGAGATGAGCAAGTACGCTATAAGTATTTAGGACAGCAGACTGAAAATGTACATGATCAGTTTATGTATAGTACTGTACTCAATTATCAAAATTTAACAGAGATTAATAAGATGGGAATGGTTGTTGAACTTGATACTGTTAACCCAGCTATACTCCGGTACAATAGGATTTACTGCCAGATTTGGGATTATGCAGAGCCAGTAATACGTGTAGTTACTGCATCAACTGAAGATGATGCCCAACCGGCACCAAATGCAGTTGAAAGAGATCCAGAATCTAATGGGACTTCAAGCGGTGGAATACTTAATGAATTCTTATCTGGGTTTTATGTAATTAGTGGAATAGAATGGATTCAGCTTGCTCCAGCCCCAATGAAAATGAAGTTATATCTTCAGAGAAGAGTATTCAAACCTTCAGCTTAATAAATAACTAAAATGATTCACCATGCCATTAAGTAACCTAGCGTCTGGTATAGCTGATAATGTTGGTCTTGATGGTTCAATATTCTCGCGGGGCGATGTAATCCGAAAGCGATTCATTAGTGTTCAACAAAACCCTAAGTCATCTGGAAACGGATTGACTGATTATGACGATCCTACATACTTGGGATTTCAGCTTACATTTATCATTCTAAGTCCTCTATTTAATGGGGCAACTAATAAGAATGTGAAGGCATCACCTGAAAACGATAGTCTTGAGGGTGCAGAATCTGCTATTGGCTATCTAACAGCTATCGGAGAAACCAACCGGGCGAATTATCTTAAAGCTTTTATTCAAGGCATTAGACAGATAAACGAAGAAAGGCCATACTATTGGCAAGGTGTAGAAGGAATATCAGATGCGTGGAAGAATAGTAGCAAGATGGGAGACGATCCGTACGTTGGTACTACTAGTGAAGACGGAATAACCATATCTTGCTTAGAAGCAGTTGATTTAAAGCTTACAGCTTTGTTTACATTATACCGAATGGCAGTATACGATTCTAAGTACCGAAGATACGTTCTACCACAGAATCTATTATATTTTGATGTCGACGTAAAGATTGCTGAAATAAGAAATTTTAAAAAAACTATCAACCATTTAGCTGTAGTGAGCGGTGGACGTGCTGGTAGCAATGATAATGTTTCTATTATTGGTGATAATACATCGTTTGTAAATTTTAAGTTTAAAGATTGTCAGTGGAGAGCAGAGGAATGTGGCAAAGTATTTGAAATTGTTGGAAACGGAGACGCAGTAGCAGCAACTTCTATAAAATGGTCTTATGGTAATGTTTTGCTCGATGGTGAATTTTCAGGATATGATTCAGCGATTCTTGAAAGTAGAAATCAAACCGTGGAAAATTCTGATAAGTTGCTAGATTTCGTTAAAGAAACTGCACAGCAGATGGGTGAACAGATTGCAGAACAAGCACTTAGTGCTGCAGCTAATGCAGCAAAGAAGGCTGTTCTCTCCAGAGCACAGTCATTATTATTTGGAAATGTAAATGGAGCACAGAATGCAATAAGCAATGCTCTTCAAAATCCAGGTGGCGCGATAGTAGGTGCAGTAACTGGAAGTGGTGGAAGGGGAAGTGGTGGAAATACTGGCATTAGATTAAACACAACAGTTTTTGACGAAACATTACAAAAAAGTAATTCATTACCAACTGATAATGTATTTAATGGGAAGCCATCGGGCCCGGCATCGCTTAACCCAACTAATGTTCACGAATGAAAATAAATGCTAAGGAGTTTCAATACGATAATCTGACAGGTACACAGTGGCTTGGTCATGTTGAAGATAATGAAGATCCAAATTTCGACGGACGCTGTAGAATTAGAGTCTTTGGAAAAATGGATCAGCGTACAGATCTTGAAGACTCGAATAGTGATTTTGTTATTCCAACGGATAAACTGCCATGGGCTAGGGCAAGTAACTCAAACACAGGTGGAAGTGATACTGGAGGTGGTACTTTAGATGTACCTAAACTTGGAGCTGTTGTTGAAATCACATTCGATAACGGTAACCTGTATTCTCCTGTCTACGGGCATGCCGTCTATGCATCAGATGAATTAAAGGCAGAGGTAGAAGGATCTTACCAGAACGCACATATACTTATCTATGATACTGCATTCGGCCAAACCATGGACGACAGTGGTGAAGTAACGAATGATCGTGAAGGTGAAAGTATGAAAGTATACTTCACTGAAGATAAAGGATTTATGATCGACTATGCAACTGCAGAAGGTTCAACAGTTTTTAACCTTAAGCCAGATAATAGTGTTGAGGTTACGAATCCTAATGGAGATACTGTTGTAATGTCAAACGATGGTAATATCAACTTCACACATTCTGGGACAGTAACTTTCGATGTGAGTGGAGATGCAGTAATAAATTGTGAAAACACAGAGATAACTGCTAACCAAGATGCAACTATCAATTGTATTAACGGTAAGATAAGTGCAAGTGTTGAAGTCCATGTTGATTCTCCAAAGATAAAACTTGGAGCAACAGCAGCAGAAGCAATTATCAAAGGGGATACCTTTAAAGCACTTTATGATAATCACATTCACCCAACACCTACTGGACCAAGCGGACCACCGTTGCCAGCCTTTGCAATAGATCCAGCATTAAGCCAGGTTAGCTTTACTGATTAGTGATATATAACAAAAACGACACATGAAACATTTAGATAATTTTAAGATATTTGAAGGAAAGCTAAAAGAGGCTAAGACTACTATAAATATTCCATTATTTGAAGAATTCTTAAACGAATCAAAAAATAACTCTGATACGTATCCAGTTAAAACTGAACGTGATGTATTACGCTTACTTTCCGGTAAAAGTAATGGTGGATGGGTAGCACATAAATACCAAGACGAGCTAATTGATGTGTTTGGCGACGATGCAAGTATACTTAGTGGTGACGAAGTAACTATGTATTACCAAAGCAATAGTACAGATGATAGTTTAATATTCAGAGTTATACGAAAAAATTTACAATTTTCACGAACATTCTATATACCGTCCAAATTTCAAGCTATTGATCAATACGATACAGTAGAGTCAACCAGATAAAATAAAAGATGCCATTTGGCTCAACATTTCAAAATACAATAATTTCGTTTCTTGCAGTTGGTAATTCTCCGAGCAAAGAAATGACGGCATCGACGATAGCTACAGCCTATTTAGTCGATGCCGACTTAGTTTTCCCAACGCTTATTCCGGGTTCGACTCCACTTACACTTCCAGGATCAAGTGGGATTGAAGCTGGATTTTTAGCATCGTTTACATTATGCGAACAACTTACTATGGAACCTACACCTGATGCTTGGATGCCAGCTGCTTCGGCAATTGTGGCTTTCTGGGCTGGGGTGCAATTTAATCCACTCATCCCTGCTCCCGGGGGACTTCTTGGTATTACAAGTACTGTCGTATTTCCAGGTGAAGCTAGTTCATTAGCGGCTGGTATATGGACAGCAATGAAAGCAGGAACATCGGCAATGTCAAATCAACAGGGTGCGGCTTTAGTTGCAGTTGCATTGAATACTGCTATGATAGCTCACCTAGCTCAAGTAACTGGACTCTGGGCTGGAACAGCACCAGGAGTACCACCAATCCCATATGTTTTTCCGTGGGTCGGTGCTTCATAAATATATACTAAAACGACACTATGAATCATATACAAACATTTAGTGAATTTAATGCTTCTCTTAATGAGTCTATTGAAACATTTAATATCAATAGCATTGAAGATTTAAGTACGATAGACGACATTATTAAAGTTGCCGAAGCTATGAATCAATCTGATCCTGTAATGTGGAGAGGAATGTCAACGAAGGATCCTAACTTTAGATATTCATCAAGTGGTACATTTGTTCATTTGGTTGCAGATCGTACAAGCTTCCGTGGTGGAAATCCCGGAGCAGCTAAAATGATGTCGTATCTAAAAATTAAAGAACCAATCTTTATATCTTATAACGCTGAAAGATCTAAATTCTTCGGTATGGTATATGCTATCATTCCGAAAAACCCATGGAAAGTTTTACAATCAGAATTGGTTGAAGATGTTAAAGGTTTCAATGAAGAAATGCCGTACTATAGTAATAGCGGTGGGAATGGAAGAGGTTCTATTCAAATCGGACAATATAAATTTTACAATGATAGTTACTTTGATGATAATCTTGATGCTATCACTAAAATTGGTAAGTGGAAGAAATCATCTCTAACAGCCAGAGAATTTGAAAAGGAAATCCACAAGTTAGACGATACGGAAAAAGATTTCGTTCCTACCTTTGGATACGATGAAGACAGTAAAACTATTTGGGTTACTTCCAATCTATCACATTCAGAAGTTTCTGAAATTCAAAAATTGACCAAGCAAGACATCAACGCCATAAACATACATAAAGAGGAAACCATATATGTTAGACGTACTGGAAAATTCTCAGATGACAGAGCTAAGAAGGGTGCGAAGTCATATAAGACTTTAAGTGGTACTAAACCAAACGATGCAAACATCGAAGCAATTTTAAGTTGCAATGATTACTGGGCAGTACTGATTGACGATGTGATTAAAACCGGTGGTAAGTTCATGAAAGCTAAATCACCTTCAGATCTTAAAACATACAAAGACGTTATTGAAACTTTAACCTCGTTCAAGAAATTCAGAACTTGGCAGTTAAACAGATGAGTATCAAAACCATCAAATAAGAACGAATATATAATCTAATCAGTTAAACCAAACTGTAAAGCATGAATGATGAAAACTAAGCAAAAATATTTTAATAGGGATGAATCAACCCAAATTAACGCTTCTGGACAGCAGGCAATAGCCACTGGAAGAAGGAAGAAAATTGATAATAAAATTCTCACGAAGGATCTTATTTAAGATTATAATCTATAACCTTTAACTTAAAAAAAAATGATCGAACAAGAGATCGAAATCCGTCTATCTGACGACCCATTTGACACAAAGAAAGTAAAAGTTCAACTTCCAAGAGGAACTAAAATTATGTCAACTGAACCTTACACTCTAGAAATGTTGGAGATGTATGGAATAATGACCGAACAACTCGGCATTGCTAAGAAACAAGAATTGAGAGAGTCGAATATGACTACTGGTACTATCGTTGATATTACTGGTGATACTGCACTTGTAGACATGGGTGGTAAATATACTGCATATTGTCAATTAAATGGTGAGAAGAAAGAGATAAGAGATCAACTTACCGAAGGTATGGAGGTTGATGTTAAGTATCGTAATATCGGTGGTGGTCAAATTACAGCTTCAATCTCTGACGCATTCGACGAAATGAGAGAACAGCAAATCATCGAAGCTATTGGTGATCCTGCAGTTGCCTTCAAAGGAATTGTAAAAGAACTTATTCACGGTGGTTATTGGATCGATATTTCAGGTGTTACTTGCTTTATGCCAGGTTCTTTAGCTGGAATGAATAAACTGTGGGACTTTAACACAATCGTTGGCGAAGAACTAATCTTTATGCCAATTAACTATTCAAAAGAAAAAGCAACTATTGTCGTTTCTCATAGAGAGTACTTGAAGACATTAGTATCTGGAAAAGTTAAAGAACGAAGAGCTAAATTAGGCGAGCAAATTATTGGTCATGTGACTGGTGCTACTAAATTCGGAATCTTTGTTGAATTTGACGAATGTCTTACTGGAATGATTCCTAAGGAGGAACTTGTTGCAGATGCTGGCGCATATCTTGATCGTGACATTAAACCAGGTGACGAAATTAAATGTTGGATCAAAGATTTTATTAACGACAATAAAATTACACTTACACAAGCCGGAGCAGTTGATAATCCATGGGACGGTTCTGATGAAAAGTATAAGCCAATGAGCTCACATGTTGGAAGAGTCAATAAGATGACACAGTATGGAGCATTCGTTGAACTTGAAGAAGGTATAGTAGGTCTTATTCATATCAGCAACTTAGAAGGTTTATCGCTTGAACGAGGAGAATTGGTAAACGTAAGAATAAGAAGTATATCTCCACTCGAACAAAGAATTAGCTTAGCAATTATACTTTAAGCAATTCTGAATTATTCGAGCTGCGATATATAAAGAAACAATGGCTCCTATGAATTCTGACGAATATCTTAACGCAATACACTCTTCCAAAGTTGGATTTGAGTTTGAATTCTTTTCGGATTCAGATATCAATAAAACTAAGGAAGGGTTAACACGTACTCTAAGCAAACGAATACGTATAGAGGAAATGGCACATAGTGCCTTTACTCCAACTGATATGATCTATAAGCTTGAGCCAGACAATTCTGGAGGCTCGGGCATGATTGAATTAGTAACAGGACCAATGGCATATCCTGAAGCCAAGATAATTTTAGCAAAGACGTTAAAATGGATAAAGGAAAATGGTCATACTAATGACCGATGTTCTATTCATGTTAACCTAGCGTTCGATACAGAGAAAATGGGACCTGAGTTTGACATGAAGATGTTAGACATCGGAAAATTCGTACTAAGCTTTGACGAACAAGCAGTATATGATGAGTTCCCAGACAGAGAACATTCTGTTTATGCAAAGACTATAAAGTTCGTAATGCCATTAAACGGTATGGTTCATAATTCACCTGATAAAGTGAACTGGAAGAACTATCAGTTCGTAAACAGTAAATACTACGGAGTGAATTTTGAGAAGATTGTTAAGGGTTATATTGAGTTCAGGTATCTTGGTGGAAAGGATTATGAAAAGAAGTATCCTAAAATTTTAAAGATGATGGATCATTTCATCAGCGGACTATATTACACCTTAAGTGATCCGACATATAACAAGAAAGAAGAGAAAGAACTCGATAAGCTTCTTAAACTTCATGGCAATGTAATTAAAGCATTCCGTTCATACGAAGATTTTATTAAACTATACCCTAAGATCAAACTCTCAGTTGACTTACAGACGTCAATTCAAATTGTTAAGATGTATTATCCTAACATACGACAGAGATTATTTGACTTATTAACCAAAGCTGATATGAAAGCTGGATTTGTCAATTATGATAGCGACCAAGGAAAAGTACAGGTAAAAAATGCTAAGCTTGAACGATGCTATATGATATCTGGACTTGATCTTGTCGACTGTGAAATTTCAGGTAATATTGAAAATTGTGATGTTTTTACTTCTAAGATTAAAGACTCATCAATTATAAATAGTAACTTATTTGATGTTACGACTATTACAGATAGCAAATTAGAATCTTGCTACATCAGCAGAAACGTCACACTTAAAAACTGCTATATCTACGGCATAAACACTGTGTTCAGCGGGAAGATGACTGGTGGTATTTTTAGAAAGGGTAGAATTACCAAACATGGTGGCTTTAAAGATACTGAAATCATTGAATACGAAAAAATTAAATAAGATATGTCATTAGTAGATTGTAACGATCCAGCATCTCAAGCTTGTCTTGATGAATTAGTAAAAGAAATAAATGACGAACTTTCAATAGGATGTCAAATTCCATTCACTGTGCCAAAAAGAGCACTTGTGAGAATGATCAATAGAGCTAAGGATTATTTCTATAAGATGTATGAAGATAGTGTCGAAGAAATGTATCTTGGCTTACCGGCTGGAACTTTTAGGAAAGAAGGCTTTAAGAAAGGCATTGGTACAAAGGACGATACACTTAAAGATTCAGATTTAGATACTTCAAGGGGTATTGTGACAATGCCTGATGGTATATTTTCAGTCAATAACGTTTTTGAGATTGGAGGATTTAGTGGTGAAGATGGAGGATGGGCTGGTGGTGGAAATAGTATTAATGGTGGAGATATGGACTTTTCAATTGATAAGTTTATGCTAGCAAGTTCTTACAATAATGGTGCAGGTATTGCATCAGAAGGTTTATTAATGTATGTTATTAATAGTAAGTTTATGGACCTTACTCGGCAAACACTACAAGCTCAAATTTCATATACTTACAATAGATTAACCCATAAATTTAGATTTCAAGGCGAATTGCCAAAGAGATCTGTTTGTTTTCAAGTATATGCTAAAGTTCCAGATTGTGCACTATTTAGTGATGAATTATTTATACGATATGTTATAGCCCAAGCTAAGATTCAACTTGCTCGAATTCAGGGTACATTTAGTTATAATCTTCCTGGAAGCATCACGATCAATTTCGATATGATACAGAGTGAAGGACAAGAAGAACTAACGGAAATTAAGGAAACACTTGCTGCTGACGACAGTCCGGATTATTTTCTCACGGGATGATTATTAATCAACTTCTTTGAGTAGTTATAGCATGTATTAAATATAATGTATGTGTCAATACTCTGAAAGAAAGCATATAAAAATTGTAAGTTTAAATTTTGAACTAGAAGTGTATTAAGTGTGAAGTTATATGATTATTCTGGTTACTCTATATCGGTTAGTGTATGAGTAGTGGCACATACACCGAACTTTTGAATTTATGCTACAAACTTTAACGTGCCATTACTTATACCCTGTTGTGTGTAGTAGCGGTTTAAATCACAAACAATGACAGTAAAAGAATTGATAATAGCACTCGAAAATATGCCAAAAAATAAAATAGTAGTATTGACTGAACCTGATGGAATTGGTTGGGATAACATAGGACAAGTAATTGAAGATGGTAGTACAGTTAAGATAGCAATGGACGGTAATCATCCATTTGAGGATTAGCTATTACACATAACATAGAGAATATATACACTAAACAATTCTATATGCTAAACGACATCTACGCCAGGGACCATGAAGCATCTAACTATAACTCAACCCAATTAGAAGTTAACGATGAGCTTAATGATTTAATTTTGAAGATAGAGAACACTCTTTTTACTAGAAAAACTGAAGTGTTAGGTGATACTAACTTTGGAGCCAATCTTGATGATTTAATCTTTTCATTAGTATTAAATGAAAGTGCTATTGAAAATAGCATAATGACACAAATAAGCAATTACTGTGTAGTTGGGGATGGTAGATTTAAAGTAACCACGCAAGTACAATTCTTCTCTACACCTGAACGTGATGGTGCATTCATAGACATATATATAAATGATCAGAGAGTAATTGGAGCAATATTTTAAAAACATAAAATTGAATGTCATTCTTCACTAAAACAAGAATAAAAGCAACTGAACTTTTTCAGGACTCGTTTATATTTCTCCAAGAGAAATATGATCAAGCTACGGAAGTGTTTACCCCAGCCTCACCGTTTGGACAAATATTAACAGTTGTTGCGAATATGGGGGAGATGATTTTCTATTATATTGAATCAGCAATTACTGAACTTAATATCTACAGGGCACGTAATATAGAATCTATATACGGCTTAGCCAGGCTAACTGGCCATGATCCTACTCGTGGCATTTCTGCTAGAGGTATTATAGGAATCCGCCCGAATACAAATGCAGCAATTGAAGTATCAGGAAATTACATTCAGATAGATAAACTGACAAAAATTCAAGTTGAGCAAAGTGGATTGAACTACTTCTTAAATTTTAACAGCGACTTCATCAGACTTCAAAAGAACACGAGAGAATTCATAAACGTAGAATTAATTCAGGGTGAAATAGAAACTCAGAAATTTACTGGTACTGGTGGTGCATTACAAAGCTTTAATATTACTACTAAGGAACCAACTGACAATAACATGGTCATAGTAAAAGTTGATGGAGTCCAATGTGATAATTTAGAATCACTGTATGACATGAACAATGGACAGAGAGCCGTGCTTACTAAAAGTGGTGTAAATGGAGGATTAAGCATATTCTTCGGTAACCCACAGTTTGGATTTATTCCTCCGTTAGGTTCATCAATCACTGTAGAGTACGTCAAGACAAGTGGTGCCGCTGGAAATATTAGAGGAACAGCATTATCACTCAAATTCTTAGATCTTGGAACAGACCAGACTGGAGATCAAGTAGATCTTAATAAGTATATGTCAATACATGTTGTTCGTAATCCAAATTTTGGAAGTGATACTGAAGACCCAGCGTTTACTAGGCTTATTGCGCCTAGAGCAAGTAAATCATTCGTATTAGCTAATCCTAATAACTACATCCATTATTTAAGTAAGTATGATTTCTTTTCATTTATAGATGCGTACAATACTAAAAATGACGAATATTTAGATGATAATAATATCATTTACTTATTCTTAATTCCAGACATCAACAAGAAGCTAACAACCGACGTTGATTATTTCACCGTTCCTGAAGATGAGTTTACACTTACAACAGACGAGAAACAACAGGTGATAGATATTCTAAATGAAAGTGGTCGTCAAGTAGTTACCGCAGAGGTACGAATTAAGGATCCTATTGTCCAGAGATATTTACTTAACGTTGTAATTAGGTATTTTGATGACGTAGACAAAATAGAAATGAGAAATCAGATACGAAAGAATCTGAACGAATATTTCTTGACTGTGAATAGGAGAGATAGAATTCCAAGGTCAGATCTAATTTCGATCATTGAAAATGTTGACGGTATTGATAGTGTTAATGTCTTCTTTATATCTGAGGAAAACGAATCAGCCATACGAAACGGGTTTTATTTTGTACCTGTGTATGGGACTGATCCTATTACAGATCAAAAAGTACTTATTGAGAATAAGAAAATTGTTTTAGCTGAAGGTAAAGATCCTCAATTGGGTCTAGATGAATTTGGAGATATTGTTATTGACCCAGAAGATATTGCAATTATAAGAGGTGGCTGGGAAGATAGAAATGGAAATTACTATGATGAGGTTCCAACTGATAATAGTTTGGGATCACTTAACATATTCTTTAAAGAAGCAATTGCGAATAATCTTTACAACAAAACACAGCAAGCTAAGTTTGATAGTTTGAAAAGAACGCCTGGAACAACAGTTGCAACTGGGAGAGGAAGTAGAACTATGAAAAAATTAAAAGGATAAATGCCAAAGACGACAGGCCGACGTGAAGGATTTCCAAGTCCATGGAGAGCAACTTACGATAAAGATTGGGAGCTGAAAAATCTTGGATATGACTATGGCTCTAATCTTATGAAGAGAACCCTTTCTAATTATATGTTTAAGAATCCGAATGTAGAGGAGTTTTTAACCAAACACTTACAGCCTATCATGGTAGCTTATATTAATGCTGTTAAATACATAAGAGTATATTATAACTTTGCAGTACCAAAATATTACGACAAAATAAATTAACTAAGTGAATAGCTGGAGATACTTACACTTCTTTGATAAGAATGGAAAGAACTATAATTTCGATTACGACATTGATCAAAATCTGTGGTCTGGTACTGTTTACTTACCACAGGTTTCTGTAGATTTATTTGAGGTTGGGCAACTGTTCATCCTAGAGGAATTTATCAATGCTACTTCAAACACACAAGAATTTGGATTTCCTCATTCTTTAAACTCTGTACCAGCAACTGCCGGGACTGGAAGTTGTGGTTGGTTAGCAGAATGGGAACAGACATCACCTACAGAGATATTCTTATTCACCTTTAACCGAGATTATGTAAGTGGAATTCAATCAGCACTCGTAAGAGAACCTGATGGGCCACCTATTGAGATTTATGATGAAATAGAATATCTGCTTGATTCAGATTCAAGTGACATTATGGGTACTGATGGTCTCGTTACAACTGATTACATTACTTCTGCTGCACTCCAAGTGGACTTCGCAATTAACTCAAAGGTTGAGAATACATATAAGCGTACACTGCTTATAAGAGATACTTGTACGAATACACTCGTTGCTAAATTTGAAGTTGTTGGAGAGACTATAGCTGAAGATGAACGATTCAAAGTTCTTACGCAGAATTTAGGATATAGTGTCATAGGAAGCGATAGCTCTATATTTAAAGACACAGACGTAAATGAAATACTACCCGATTGGATTGAGGTTAACTTAAAGCGAAAAGAGATAATCTTAGAAGGCCAAAACATATATCCATTTATTGGATCTTATAAGGGTCTTGTAAATGCAATCAAGTTCTTCGGTTATGATAATCTACAGATAAAAGAATTCTGGAAAAATGTTGATAAAAATAGCCCAAGCTTTGGAAAGTTATTACAGAGCAATCCTATAGCTGCATTTGATCCAACTATCGTAAATTGGAATGATGAGAAAGTAACACTTCCAAATAAGAAGTACAGAAAGACAAGCATGTTTAGTTTGATCTATCGTATTAATAAAATTAAAGAAGGCGAATATGGAATCGGAGATTTACCATTAACTGAGGAGACTTCAGATTTTACAATCGAAGAAGTTTTAATAAAACTGTTTGGGCTTAAGCGTAAGCTTGAAAATGAATTCCTTCCACTTAACGCTCACATAAAAGATATTGTCGGGGAAGCAGATTTCTTTGGACTTAATGAAGTAACTAATACATTGAGTCGTAATGATAAGAATAATATTACTGTTGGTATAGATGCCGACTTCAAATCTATACCTGGAGAATGTGTAAATCTTCAAGATTTAAGAGATATGAACTATCTTATTAAGCCATGTGCTCAAGTTGGTTATAGCATTGTCGGTAATTCTTGGATATGTCCACTTCCAGGTTATCCAGATCAGAATATTGTATTAGGACCTTATACTACTGGAGAAAGTATTCCTCTTCCACCGATTGGACCAGATCCAAATGGAGTATTAGGATTACCCACCGATGGTGATACTTATACTTTGAGTGATCTTTCAGATTTTTATTTAGCTTACTTCAGTAGATATGCCCCGAACATAAACACGTTAGAGCATATTCCAGGAAGATCTTCAAATCGGCTTCCAGATTCACCAAACATTCCAATAGGTGCTCCTATTGTATTAGATAACTGTACATTTGGGCAACTAACTTGGAACGACATCAATTCAACATGGATTGATTTAAGTGGTGGTGGAGTTTATTATAATATTGACTTTGAACCAGTAGATCCAATGGAGGGTGATGTATTTACATTAACTGATCCTGTAACTGGGATCGGTGCAACTTATATAACGAGTTTAGGTGATACTGCTACAACTGTAAGAGATGCTATTTATACCCAAGTTCAAGCATTAAGAACTTCATTTGTCGATCCTTGGTTACTTTGGGATATTACAACAGAGACAACTCTGTCAGGTCCAACGATAAGATTCTTTGGAGAAACACCTAACCGATTAGTAACATCAGTAAATCATAATTTCCCATATAGCAATTCTCAATTTAGGGAAGAAGTATTAGTAGGACCTAACTTATTCACTTGGGATAGTATCCTCCAAGGAAACTTCCAGGAAATAGAATGGACAGTTTGGAAAGACGAAGATGAAACTCAAGAATACTATTATACAATAAGAGGTCCATTAGTTGATCTTAATCAACTTCCGTTAGTCCTTCCATATTACGGGAACTATAATGTAGAAATTAAACTCTTTGATCTCTATAATAACATTTCATCTAAAGTTAAATTAGATTACATCTGTGTTGAACCAATTGAGGTCGAATATAGTGGATGGTATCAGTCAAGAGAGTTAGAATATACTTGGGAGAAAGAAGGTAATTACTTATGGAATGATTACGGATCATTTTGGAATTTACCCATTGAGCCTTCTACTACATGGGAAGAAGAAACCCCAAGCTTATATGAATCATTAGATATCGTTAATGCTATTCTTAATAATTTCGGCATTGGTGTAACTCCTAACTTTACTCTGATGAATTTTCAAAATAGTGGTGAAGAAAGTTTCTCAGGACCGTATTTCTGGGATAATTTAGATACTGGAGATTGGGATGATACTTATCACTTATGGTGGGATCTGACATGCTTGAGCGGTGATACACCAGCACACTTTCAATTCAAAGAAGTGTTTCCGAATACTTACTTGAAAATAATCGATGCTAATGGTAACGAAGGTGTTCATTTCTTTGGATTAGATCCTCTTACTTTAAGAGATGCAGTTAATCAGCTCAATCTTAGCACTGAACCTATAATTCATAAGTACATTTACAACTTAGTATTAGATTCTACATCACGACAGATATTTGTCCAAGCAGTTGCTAGATATACTGGAGGTTACGGTGACTTCAGTTATGTGGATGTTGTCGATGTAAATGGGAATATGATATGCGATACTGACGATATTACAGGTGTAACTGGAACTGGTACTACTGGGTGTGAAAGTTTAATATATAAGAGTGGGCAGCATAGAAGCTGTAACCCTACTTGGAATAGTGCTAAATTTATCAACGATGGTAAAGTTCTACCAAGAATGACGTGGACGATGTTTGTTTATGACAAATGTCAGATAGCTGGTAAGGATAAAGCAAAGTGGAAGATCGTAAATACTACTGATCCAAATTCTTCTGATATATACCTTGATAGTAAATACTTAACTTATCTGTTTAAAGATCTTGGGAAGTACGAAATTACATTGGAGTTGGAAGATTCAAATGGAAATAAATATATAAAGTCAAGAAATATTCTTGTCATAGAATAATAAAACAATAAACCCATGAGTATAAGTGTAACGGAAATTCTAGGTACAGATTCACTCTCAGGATCAAGATTAGTCATTAATGACAATTTTAGCATCTTGGCAAGTGAAATCAATGCCATTGAAAATTACTTCAACCCAACAGCTGGAACTATAACTAATCTTAACGATGTGAAGACTCAGTCTTTACGAGTAGGTTTGAATACTGTTCTTTTAGACATTAACGCTGCAACTTTTGATATTCTAACAGATATCAGAGTGAATGGTAAGATCTCACTTAACGGTGGTGGTCTTATAAGAAATGATATTGATCCGAATATTATTAACGATACTTTCGCTGGTCCTTTACCAGCAACTTATCCTATTGGTACATCAACTGCAGTACCACCTTACACTACTGTACGAACTGGTAATAGTGACTTAATAAATACACTTACGCTTGAAGTTAATGATGGTACAATTGGCCAAGAGATATTCTTCATATACTCTGAACCTACTGCTGGTGTTGTTGATATTATCGGTGTTGGTGGAAACGTAATACTGCCTGGTGGATTTACAATAATGAGATCAGATGGCATTGGTCAAACTATTCATTTAATGTACATTGACGATGGTACAGGAAACGGAGTTTGGTATATCGTTGGAAACACTGGAGTAACATTAATATAAACAACATGAAGCATATATTAGAATCTAACGAATTTAAAAGTAGAAATATTAACGAAGGAAAAATCGATAATCTAGTTAAGTCTTGGATGACTATGGATATTGAAGACATTGGTAATGAAGAAGCTGACATTGAGGACTTTATATCTTCGGGTGGTAAAAAGAAAGATGTCTATAAAGCTATTGACAAATTAACCAAGTCAATAGATAGTAACTCTAAAGATGAATATATTGCTGCGATGGAAATTCTTTTAGGAGAATCTATTAACGAAGCTCAGAAGTATGATATTGAAGCAGCAATAAGAAAAATTCGTGAATTTAATAGAGGCAATTATAAACAATTTAAGTCTGGTGATATTGAAGAACTTTCTGCAGATATCTTAAAAGACCTAGGACTTAAACTAAACAGTAAAAACGTTGACGCTGTAATAGATCATATTGGAATGTCAATGGATGATAAAGGTAAAATACCAGTTGATAAAGATTTAGTCAAAGAACTATACGCAATAACAGAATAAGACATGGTAAATAAGATAGAGAAATTAGAATCATTTGATGATTTCGGAAACATTAAAGATATTTCTGTGGACGATGAAGTTAAAGTAAATGAATCCGGAAGTATAAATACAGCTAATCGTATAGAAAATGAACTGAAGACATTTTTAAAAGATGTAGTGATACCAAAATCTAAAGGATATGTCAAAGATGAACGGGATGCAGCTATATTGTTAATAGAAATCTTATCACATAAATACAACATTTAATTAAGAGAAATAAATGGCAACTACTCCATTAATAAGAACACCTCAAGCTGATGGTGGAACCTTCTTTACATTCTCATCTGCTGCAAGAGATCTTTCAAGAACTCTAAGCAATGAGAACCTTAGACTTGTGTTTTCTAAATTTGTAGTACTTAACCTTCCAGATTTCGATAGGTTAGATTTTAATAGCTTTAGTAGTAGACAAAACTACATGCAGTTTGATACTGCTGATGGTATGATATTTGATGGTGGCTTAAGAGCAGATCCAAATGTTAGCTTTACTGAAAGTTTACAAAACTACGCATTCAACTTAGAAGAAATAATCATTAGTGATACTGATTATGACAACACAACTAATAAATCAGTTGCTGAACGAGTATTTTTCAAATGGTTGAAGGAGACTGGTGCAATGCGCTTCAGAAGTTCAACTACACTTGAACGAGCAGGGACTGTAACAGATCCTCTTTTTGTTGAGGAAGATGAAAGTACAACTGGCAATGTTCAATACCAAAGAGTAGTTAAGTATATCGGTGACATTGATATTGTCAACAATGTTGACAGAGGTGGAGAAGCTTATACAGAACTTTACATAAATATACCAACAGAAGTTGGAAATACTCCAACGATTTTATTTGAGTCACTTGAAGATTCTAATTATCAGCCTGGACTAAAACTTCAAGGTGATGATGAATTTATACTTGGACGAAACGCATCCACGATACATCCACAGGGATTAAGCATCGATGCGTTCTATGACTACGATAGTGCACTATTAGGAACTGGACCAGCTGGTTATACAGATCCTAATGCAAATTGGATGAACGAATCAACTCCTCCTACTACGACTGATGCTTATTTTACAGAACCTATTTCATTCATTGATCCGTCTAATGTTGATATTCGTAAGTACCCTGCAGATTACGGCAACCCAGCTGGATTTAGTGGAGTAGCTTACAGGCGAAGTAAACTTGATGGAATATCAGTTGACTTCAATCCTAATGATTATCAGCAAATAGTTCAAAATGCAGAAGTAAGTACCATTGCACAATTTAATGGAACTGATCTTTCAGGAACGTTTGAATTTAACGCTGTCTTAGTTTATTACAATGTAGTAGATTCAAGTGATTCTACAAAGAACGCAACTAACTTATACGGAATTCTTCTATTGGATAATATAACACCAACAACTGATGGTGGCTATATTCAAAGATACCCAAAATACAAGCCTAATAAAATTACTGGACAGAATGGTAATTCTTATGGGTTCAAAATGAATCTTAGGTTTGACGCATCACCTGGAACTACTGGGATTGATACGATCATAAATGATTACAATACTTTCTCCATGGGGTTGTTTTCGGATGCGACTGCTCAGCTGCAGGAATCTGCAAAGATATTCCAGAGACAACAGCTTGAAATCTCTGAACTTGAACAAAGAGTGCAAGGATTAGAAAATTCAATTGCAGCAGTTAGTTCTTCAGCATTCTTACAGGCTCAGATTGATGCACAGCAGGTACAGCTTAACCAAGCAAATCTTGCATTTGCGGACGGTGCAACTTTATTAGATCTTATTGCGAAGAACGCTGATGAAATTCAAGGTCTCGCTAATGGTGACGTATCACTTAGCTTGCAGTATAATACTGGTGTTCTAAGACAAGGTTCAGGAATTATTGTTGATAAGACAGTACCGAACCAAGTAACACTTTCTTTAGGTTCTCAGGAATATGTGATAATGTCATCATTTGATCTTAACGATATTGAAATTAACGCAGCTAACCCTCTGAACATGAATGTAGCTCAGCCTCAAGCAACTATGGAACTTTTACCGTTCACTAATATGTTAAGACTTGAAACTGTAAATACAGCTGGAGGTGACTTATTACTTTACATCGATGATTCTGATATCCAATGGAAAGAAGGTCAGACTGTAAGGTTTGCATTTACAGACGGTATTGATATGGGAAGTAGAAACATTAGAATTTTTACAGATGCACAAAACCGAATGGGTGGTGGTGCTTACGGATACCAAGCAGCTGTCATTAGTAATGCAGAACTAAGCGTAAATCCACTCTTTGAATTAGTTTGTCTTGAGCAAGGTGTATTAAATTTTGCATACGACATCATTAAGTAATTCAGAAGTTCCTTTTTATACTGATATATAAACCTGTGGTAGTACACCACATTAGATTAAAAATATTAGATGGCAGAACAAAACTCTCTTTCAACACTATTACCTGAACTATTAAGGCTCTTCAATAATGCATTGGAGAGTTTTGAGAAAGTTAACCAGGCTATAACTTCAAATCGTAATTCAGTTACCGTTGATCTCCAAGGCAGTGATGGGAACATCAAAAAGGTAACGATACCAAGCTTTGGGTTTCTGAAGAATCAAATCGATACACTTCAAGCTAACGTAGACGTAATAACTAATGTTAGTGGAACTGGAAGCTCAGTTAGATTATCAGATGGTACATTCAGAAAATTAGTTTTAGCTAAATTACCAGCAGAAGCTCAGGATCTAACCACATTAAATTCTGTAAATCAGTTTGGCTTCAAATCAAATTGGTTTTTTGAAAGTTTAATCAACCCCCTTCTATTCGTAACATTCGATGTAACTGGACAAGTTCCTATTGACACTGAACGAGCTATTAATAAGAGATATATTTTAGAACTTAATACTCAGAGTAAAAAGAACTTCTTCAACAGCAATTATAAAGGACGGTCAGATATTGACTTCGAACAATTCTTATCAGATATTGTAGAACGTAATATTTCTTATGTATTAGATGAAGCTGTTACTGATCTTCCACCAAGAGAAAAGAGGTATAGCGGAAATTTCAGCGTTACTCGAATATCGGAGACAGATTTCACCGAGGAAGTAAATGGAGTTACTCAGACCACTCAGAAAAAGTTATACAAGCTTAATAAGCTACTGTATTCAGATGCCGAAGCAAATTTCAAAGATACTATTCAAATTAAAGTTGGAGATAGCCTTGAAGTTATGTCAAACCCAGTTGATACAAGATACACAGTTCTTCAAGTAGATAGTAGTAGGAATACAGTTATCTTAGCACTTGCTGAAGGTGTAAAGGCGATTGGGATTGGTGCGGATGTACTAAAAATAGGAAGTAGCCTTAACGATCAAGTTGAGATAGAAACGACTGTAGGGTTCGATGAATATTGTATGGTGTTTATTAAGCCTATTGATCCAGACTCAAAAATGCCTGCAGTGAATTGGTCTCCGGGTGTAGCTTTCTTCACGAACGAACTTACTACGATAGATCAATTCGGAACAGAGCAAACACTTTCAGATTTTTACCAAACACAAGCAGTTGACTTTGGAAGATTCTTATTATCATTTGCACAGGATAAATTACCAACATCAAAAGAAGGTGTTACTCCAAATCCACCAACATTAGTCGTAGCTGACTTTAGTGTTAAGAATGTTAATAAGCAAGTAACTAACTCAGATGCAATAGTTCAGCTTCAAGATCTTAATAATCAAAAGACTTCACTTGAAGCTAAGCTAAAGGAACTTGATACTGCAATTAAGCAGAAGAGAACCAGAATACAAACTACGAATTATGGAACAGAGGTTGAGCGTGATGCTGACAAGAACGAACTACAAGGCTTAATAACTGATAGATCAACACAAGCTGAGTTATACGCTTCAGTTGTAAAAGAAATATCAGCTAAAGCTTCTGATAACTCTGTCTCAAGCATTTTACCAAAGTATAGAGGTCGGGGATTCTTCCCAATGCCAGAGGAAAAATCTAAACCTTCTACTGGAGTTCAAGCTTTAATTAAATTCATAACTCGTTATAGATACCTTTCACAAGATGGTGCTGCTAACCCAGTTGATCAATTTTCATACGGAGATGGCGTAGGCCAATCACAAGCTGCATTCTCAAATTGGGAACTATCAGAAAGTATAATAAGACCACGAGTTAAAAACACTCTGACTGGTCAATATGAATGGGCAGTAATAAATAATGAAGATGCTGACGCTGTTAACATCAACCAAGTAAACCTTCCAATTAGAAAGGGAGAAATAGTAGAATTTCAAGTTAAGTCTGTATCTGAAGCAGGATGGCCAAGTAATCCATTAGAAAGTGCATGGTCTAATTCTGTAAGACTTAAATTCCCAGCGGATTTAAGTTCTGATAGTACCGTTGAAGCAATCGTAGCTCAAAACAGAGAAGATTTAGCAAAAGTTGCATTAGAAGAAGATCTAAATGCAAAAGGAATAGATCAACATTTGGCAAGTGCGTTTACTGCTAACGAAAATTATTTCGCTCATACTGCAGCAGCAATAGCTTCAGGATTCTTATCAGAGAATCAAACGCCAATTGATTTATTTGCCAAGCTTGCTCAAATGCAAGGACAGTTAGATACGTTCAATGAAATACTAAGAAAAGCACAAGGTAAGCTGAAAGTAACACTTATTGATGATCAAGGTAATGTAATCAATTTAGTTAAAGATACACTTAATCGCGTATTTGCTGGGTATTACTCTAAGGAAGTATCAACACTTGATGATCCAAGAGGAGCCATTGTGACTAAGACATTCTTCATTACTCTTGAAGATGTTGAACAAACTACACTCCAACTTATTGCGAGGGTAACTGGAAACAGAAGCAGAATGGTAAAACAGTCTGAGAGTCCAGCATTCAGTATAACTAATGCACAAGATGGTGAAGTAAGATTACCAGCAGTTTACCCTTGGCTTAATAACAGTGCAGCTAACCAATCAACTGGTCGTTCAACTTATTTGACTAACGATAGTGATTATAATAACCAGAGAAAATATGACTTAACTCCGATACTACTTACGAATCCTGAAGGAAGAGGATATAATCAAGATAAGTCACAAGCACCGTTTCAGTCTCCACAGAATAAAAACCAATATATTTACAGTAGATTTAGTGATGTATCAAGTGAGGAGGTATTTTATAACTACGTTAATCCTGAAGATGATTACGTTATTAACTTAGATACAGCTGAGAATTTCTACGGAAGGCCAGTTGCAACAGTAGTTGCAGTTTCTTCTGAATTTATATGGGGTGGTGGATTTATTGGGTTTGGAGAGCCAACTACTGCTGCCCTCCAAACATTTAATGACGCTGTGATTGAGGTTCATATCGAACATCCAATCGTTGCAAAATTCGAAGCCTTTAAAGCTGAATATATAGAAAAGACTGGAGATAGTTTAACACTTACAAGTAGCGTAGTTGATTGTATTGCTAATAACACTTCTAAGATTCTATTCAGGCAATCAAAATTTGCACCACTTAGTTCTGATGCAATCAACGGAAAGCAACAGAACATATACTTAAATGAAAATTTAATTGGACTATCAGCATTGCCAGGTACACCTATCATTTTGCCAGTGTGGCCTACTATGATGAATGGTGGTACACAGCCATTTGAAGCAAGTCCGACGCTTACAAGTGTAGCGATAACTAATGCTAATTTAGTTGCTGTTGATTATGGAAGAAATGTTAAGACTAGCTTTGATACATTCGACCAATATTTATTAAGTAAACCATCTTGTGGTTCATATTTATTTTTATCTACAGAAGATCACGTAAAAATTCAAGTTGAAGGTGATGCAACTACTTCGTTTAAGCCGGTCCAGTTCGGTAGTACTAGTGCATTAACTATTCCACTCATATTCCAATACCGTATGACAGATTATTGGGGTGATGGAAGTGGAGTAAACGGAGGACTCGGCAATGTTGGCGGTGATGCAACAGGAGGTACAACAAATATAACATACGCTAAGAGAGTTGGCTTTGATGTATTCCCAAATAACTTAGATGTATTTCAATATGATATTGAAGTATTCTCAAAATATAGACCAGACGGATTAAATATTGACGTATTCCCTACAGCAACACTCGCAAGAGGTCTTAATGACTTAGAACGAGTAGTTAGCACATTAGCACCGTCAATAGCTGAGACTGCTGTGAATCAGCAAGTGAGAGGAGAACAAGGATTTACCCGAACAAGTACTTCTTAATTTTTTTGTCATTGTCTTCTTAGATAAATATAAAAAAGACAACTAAATGGCAGAAAGGCTTTTAGATAAAGCTTCGTTCAGTCTGGTTAGGACAAATCCAAAGCTTACTACTAATATTAAGGTTGTAACGAATGGAGACGATATCTTCTTAGAATCGTTTAGTGCTAACACTGAATTATCTTCATCTACGTTTAAATCGTTCAAGGTAGATGCAGCATCTACTTATGATAAGGATATTCACCGCTTCTATCAAAGTGGCAATTTCCCAAAGGCATTGGCTTACGATGTTTATCAGCAATTTAGAGATACTTCAGTACTATCTTCATATAATTCTCAATATGAAATGTTTTATAGTGCTGGGACAGAGTCTATAAGCTCTGAAGCTCATACTGAAGATATTGGAATGTTAGCACCGCTTTGGCTAAAAGAACAAGTTCCAAATTATTTTGTAATATTTAGACTTAATGATCCGTCTGCTGTAAATAACGTAGATGCGTTAGCAGCACTAGATGGGGAGACTGATGCACAGACTGCTGCGAAGTTCAGTAAATTTGTTCTTGAAAATTGTACTGCAATCAAAACCTTCGATCTTACAAGCAATAGTAACATCGGAAGATATATTCGTAACTACAGAGAACAGAATGATTTCCCAATTGCACCAATAACTGCAACTTGGAGAAGGGACGAACCGTTTCAGTGGAATGGTATTTCATATAAGAATGGTGGATTTACTTCAGGTGGTAATTTTACGTATGATGACATAGTGGCAAAAGATGCTACGATTATCCAAAATGATTACTTTTTTACTCAAGGGTTTCAAAGAAACGGGGTCATTTTAGCTAACCTTCTCAATATGCAATTCTTATTTAATGATAAGTACGCTGCAGAGTATTCAGTAAACAGATACTTTGGAATGTATGTTGATGAAGTTGAAGAAGGAACGTTTGAATTGTCAGGTGAAGGATTCTATAAAGGTACTGAACCTGAGCAGACTCCTAAGATTACAACTATCACTGAGGTATCAGATCAACTCAATGAAGAGTTAATACTTTCTAACGAACGAGGGAATCTGATCTACACTAAGGATCCACAAGTCATAACCGGATATCCAACACCAAAGCGAGTAAATGAAGTAGAATCTATATTTTACGTCAAAGATAAACTGAATGAATTTCATACTATAAAGAAAGGTGGACGATGGAACTCAGATAATGGTGAAATAAGACTCTTCGATAAGAAGATAGACATATCACTACTTACTGGATATAAGAAGCCTGATTCTTTTGCATCTGCAACAATCATATCTCCGTTAGCTAAAGCTCTATGTACCTTTAAAATTTTAGATGAAGTTACGCCAGGCGTAGCAATTACATTTTTCGATAACGGAGTTCAGGTTGGACAAGTTGCTGCTAACACTTCATTGACCAATGGACCTGGAACTTCGTTCCAATCATTCTTCAATCCAACTGGAACACCTAGTGAAATTGCACTTGCTATATCTGCTGCTATAAACAATGGCATAGTACCTAATGACAGATATTTCGAAGCAACATACAATAAAGATATAGTGTATGTTCAAAGTTTATTTGGTGGAAGTAGATTTAATCGACTATCATTTGGCATAGACTGGATAAATTATCCAAATGCTCAGTTTGAAACATATCCAGTTACAAGTAATACGAACCCATCAACTAATTTTGTTGGAGGTGGAGATTATAAAAATGCACAACTTAAAGTTACTAAAGGCGATGAAAACAGATTCAGCATTGGTAACTTCGTAAAAAGTAAAGATGGGTTTGCTAAAATTGGAAATCATATCCCATACTTAGAAGAACCTATTCTTGATCCGATTGGTAGAACTATTGGCTACCGAGGAGTAAATGATAACGTAGTCATAACTTTAGATGAAGGTAACATACCTACAACCGGAGCTGGACAAGTTGCAGTATATTCTGATTTCAGAGTTTCTTTCGGTAGATTCTCATTTTTCCCTGTCAAAGATCTTGATTTTGATTTTTACAGTACTATGTATAGTCAGAATGGTGAGCTTCTATATGAAGAGACTTACTATAACACAATAGTTCCAGGATCTTTACCCATTGAATATTCTGGAGTTTCAACTAATCCAAACATTAGAGAATTTTATGATAGAGGTGGATTTACTGAACTTATCGGCTTATTAAGAGAAGCACAACCTGATGCTGAGTTCGATTCTGTTATAGCGTCAGAGTACGATAGATTAGAGGAAAACTATATTAAGACACAAGCTGTAGCATCAAGAGTGGTTCCTTATATAAATAAATGGGGATATTATAATGATGGAAGAGATACAAGAAATCATCCATACCGTCTTAACTTAAGCGAAGCATTCACACAGAATAATTTCGCTTCATCTAAATATGAACTTGGACAGAAGCCATTAGGATTCTCTCATGAGTGGTATTATTTATGTGAATTTCCACCTTACTTTGGAACTAATGCAATCGAAGATAGCTGGAGTTATTTTGAAACAGCTCCTATAGACTCAGTTGATCCGAATCCGTTCACAGGCTTACCGTATATACCTGGTACATTTCAATCAGTAACAAACAATTACTTTGATGAATACTTTATCGCAGATAGGTTTAATGTGAACAATCAGATCACTCTTATAGATAGACAATTGAGGTATAGTAGGCTAAGAGGTGGAGATAGTGAAAACTTTGCTCAAGGTTTCTTAAGAGGTGTTAGGATCATTGTAAAACAAAAAGCGCTTAGGAGTCAAAAAGCTAATTTTAATGCTAATAAACTTTCATATGTACGGAATAGTAACTTCAACAATTATCGTTTCTCTACTATTATGGTACCAAATGCAATAAATAAGCCTAAAGCTCAGGTGAAATTTGTTAAGAATGAAAAGTGGAAAACTATCGTAATGATGATCTTCGTAAATATAGATGAAGAGTGCATAGCTGGTGGACAATCTATTGATCGTACAACACTATATTCTCTCAAGAGCAAGTTTAAGTATGATCCCGAGTGCGAAGTTATAGAATTATCTGATGGTTCTTTTGACTATAAGCACGGTATTATGCGAGGTGCAATTAACCTAGCTTCTTCAGGTGGAGGTTTAATTTTAGGACAGTCAGACGTGACTGGAAATCCTACTAATTTTTCTGATGACATAACGATTGGGCTCGATGGTCAATACACACCTATTCAATTTACAATAGGTGCTGATGTATATTTGATTAGTGGAATTACGAATATAGTAAGTAACTCGGTAATAGAAGCAGCTTTTATAACACGAAACAATGTACCTATTGCTTTGCCATATTCTGGAATACCACAATTAAGCTTACAATCTGCAGAGTACGTGCTTATTGGTGGTGGATACGAAGCATACATTTCAACGTTAGGAGATGTTTCTTTTGCAGAAATATTTAGAAGTGTGAATCTTGGAAATCCTGAAGTTATATATGAAACTATTGACATAGATGGAAATCAAGTATTAGACGATGACGGTAGTGTATCTCAAACATTCTCTGTTGAATTAAGAGCACAAGACGACATTACTAAACCAGTATACTTAGGAATATTGCCCGATCCAAATAAACCGACTATCTTTAACTTAATTGATGTTATAGGATACGATCTGAGTTTACAGAGAACACCTAGAATATCACCAATAGGAAGACATTCTGGATATTACGAACCTATTTCAAAGGAATTATTATTCTTTAGAGATCCTTATCTTGGAATTGACTTCGATACAATTACAGGATCGACAAGCACTAGTACTGGTGGAAGTGGCATACCAGATGAAGATTATAAGTTAAGTGTTCTTAATCTTATGAGGTATAAAAACACTCAGTTCTTCAGTGACCACGTTGACTTTGGACAGATTAAGAATATGTTTTATCATAAGGTGAATGTAGAAGATTCATCGAGTGTTCTTGAGTTATCTCAGGACAGTGCATTCTTAAGTCTTTATCCTCTTATTAATGAAGTAGGTATAGACTATAAAGATACATATGTATTCTCGTCTAACTGGGAGCCAGGATATTTCAGAAAGAGTATTGACAAGACTCAGATTCAAAGCATCATTGGTACAAGATCAATGACAGAAAAGAAATCATATTTTGGGAGTAAGTATCTTAATGTACCACAAGAAATAAATCTTGAAACTTTTGTACAGAGCGAATTTAACGAGGAAGGTATTATAAACTCTACACTCGTTGACGGTACTTTCATGGTAAGAGAGGCAGATGCAAACATTGAGATGTATTTATTTATTCAAAAGAGACTAATTTCTGAGCTTTCACCAAGCATTAAAGCTACATTTGAAAAATATGTAAATCCATTATACGGATTTGGTGATGAAGAAAGTCTTAATGATGATGTTGAAAAATACATCGTGCAAAATCTACTTAAGTTGTACAAAATAGATCGCATTGAATTATTTGAAAAGGCAGACAGAGCTGAACAGTCTAATGATTATGCAACTGCTGGGTTAACTGATTTAGAGAAAGTTGACTCTGGTCTTAGATTAACTGACAATTTCTCATCCAAGATTCTTAATACAAATCAATTTGATACCCGCCTAATATATAACAAAAGGTTAGGATATTCAGAATCATTTGGATTTAACGTAGTCCTAATTAAAAAGTAAGGTAAATGGCTATAACTATTCAAGAGTTACTTGCATCTGATACTATTTCACAAGCAACTGACAAGATCAATGTAAACTTCGATCAACTACTACTTAATGGTGGTGGACCGGCTGGGCCTCCTGGTATTCAAGGTCCAACTGGTCCTATTGGTGGGAGAGGAATAAGAGGTTCAATTTGGTACGAAGGGATTGGAAATCCGAACATAACCCCACCTACGGCTTTCCCACAGGACGAAGATAATTATCTAGAGAGTTCAACGACACTAGGAGATAATGGAGATGTATGGACTTACGTTGAAGCGTCTTTAAGTTGGGTTCAAACTGTGGTAAATTTAGAAGGGCCAATTGGACCAACAGGTGTAGGTGGAAAATTCTCAGAATATGGAGCTGTAACCCCTGGACCATATAGTACAGCTGGAGATACGACGATTTACCCAGAGCCTATGCAAGTTTCTGGAACTGTTCCAAATGGAGGAATAAGAGCAACTATACTCGGTGGAACTCCAGAAACTCCGGCATATCTTGGGCCTATATTAAATACTCAAAGTGTTGTTCCTCAAGCTATTGCTGAACAAGCATATATGCCATCCGTTACATTGCTCTTACATCAATTTAATGAAAGTGGAAGGTCTATTATATTTCATGGTGGTGAGACGTTGCAAAATTTTGAGCAGGTAAACATTGCAAAATTATCAAATATCGGAATATCTAGTGATGATGTATTGGAAATAATGGTACCAAAAACAGCTACCAATCCTGGAATAACATTAGGATCAATTACTGGACTTAAGTTAGTTACTCTAAAAAGAGGCCAGCTTATACAATCTAACAAGCACGTAAAAATACAAACTGGTGGAGGTAGTAGTACACTTGGATCGAGTCTAGAACAAGATGATTTTATAGTAGAAACTGGGTTAGCTCTACAGTTGACGACACCGAAAATATCTTTAAGGGTTATTCCTACTAGTGCTGACGCATCTTTAGAATTAGGTTCATTAGCTACACCACTAAATGCAACGACAAAGACCGGTACTATTAGTGCTCAGGGTGGACGTATTTCACTCGTGGGCACTAATCAAATGAACCTAAGAACAGGTAATACTATTAATGCAATAGCCGGACAAGATGTAAACATACAGTCTATTAATGCTGATGTTAACATACAAGCCAATACAATTATTGATGCTGATGCAAATTCTGTTACAATAGATGCTGATACGACCATCGACATAACGGCAGTACAAGATTTAACTTTATGGTCTAATGCTGCTGATATTGACATGTTCGCTGATGTTGACATTGACATTCATACTAAAAACGGGGATATTCATATGTATACTGCTTCTATTACTGGTGGTGATATTTTAATCGATACTACCAATAGTGGAGCGGAAATAAAACTAGAAACAACTGCAGGTAATGCAGGCAATTCACCAATTTCAATTCTTACTACTGGTGATACATCTCCAATTTCAATTCGTACTAATGACGACACTTCACCAATAACTATAGAAACTACTGTCGGAGTCAGTGGCATAAATTTAACCTCCGCGTATAGCATAAATTTAAACTCAGGTAGAGATACTAACATTACTACCGGTCCTTTTATTGGTGATGTTAATATAGAATCTCCAGCTAATGACGTCAATCTAACGGCTGACAATGACGTTAACGTAATAGCTAACCAAAAATTAACTTTACGTTCTATTAGTGCTGGGATTGAGATACAAGCCGCTACAATTATTGATGTTGATACATGGACTATTGATGTTGATGGACAGAGTATCGACATAACGGCAGTACAAGATTTAACTTTAGAGTCTACTACTGCTAATGTTAACATTGAGGCCGATGAGATTGTAAGTATAACTGGTAAAGCTCAAATTGGAGAGCAAGCTGGGCCAACTATTGGAGCTACTATTCTTGAAGTACCAGGTGCAACCGTAAACCAGGACCTCAACTCGACCTATGTTGGTATTTCTGTAGATTATGATAGGATGATGATACTTAGAACAAATGAATATTACGACAAGGGAGCAGATGATTTACGCTTAACCGTCAATATTAGCATCGATGGTGATACTGTTGCATCAAATGTATTCGGAAGCAATGGAGCAGGAAATGATAGATACTCAGGAGCATCAGTATACATGCCATTCTTCTTACCTGCTAATACAACATTTGAAATTGTGACAAAAGATGATGTTCTTGGGTTTTCGAAGTGGGTTGCAGCAGTGAATCCTTGGAAATTATATTTAAAAGAACAGAGATTCGGTAAAGTATAATTTAATATCTTAACATAAATAATAATGACAACAAAAGATCAAAAGAAACTTAACGGTTTCGTAAAAGAGTACAAAGAAATTCAATTCAACTTAGATCTAATGCAAAAGAGCATTAATAGCTTAGCTGAAAAACGAGATAATTTCATTTCAAGATTAGAAGAAATGAAAATCGAAGAACAGGGTTTCTTAAAACATATCATTAAAGAATACGGTGAAAAAGAAGTTACTCCAAACAAACTAGCTCAATATATAGAAGAATGAATCATTTAATGTTCATACCTAAAATCTTTGCATGGTTGGTAGATTCTAAAAATCGTCAACTTATTGGTACTGGTATAATAGCTGCACTTATCATAATGCTTATGATAACGTGTGGAAGAGTAAGTACTTTAAAGGGTGCCGTTGAAGCAGAGAAAAAAGAAACTGTAAGAGTAGTAAATAACTTGGAAGCTTCTCGAGATTCTGTTATAATGACACTTGGTAAAAATGGTGAACTTATAGGTGAAATTTCTGGATACGATTTAAAGCTTACTGAACTTAACAAAGATTACGACAAGTTGTTAGGTGACTATAAAATTGAAAAGAATAAGCCACCACTGACTATTACGAATACTGTAACTGAAGTTAGGGATTCTCTTATTTATGTTGATGCTGCTGTTATAGGTGATAGCTTAATTGCAATTTCTGATAGTGCTAAGTATAGTCCAACTGATTGGAGATACCTATCTGGAACGATTCCCTTTGCTATAGATACTGCTTTAAATAAGATCAATCTTGGTAAAAGTATATTTAACTTAGAACAGTCTATGTCCCTTCAAACTGTCCTCAAACGAGATAAGAAAACTGGAAAGATAGAAATTCAAGTTACTACTAAATATCCAGGTGTGACATTCACTGCAATTCAAGGTGCTGTTATTCAGGATGACAAGGAAAATGCAAAAGTACTAAAGAAAGCTAGAAAAGAGTTTTCAGTTGGCGTAAGTGCAGGTTATGGTGCAATGCTTAACTTGATGAATATAAATAGAATAGGAATAGCACACGGTCCGTATATTGGAGTTGATTTAAACTACTCTCCAAAATGGGCACAATGGGGAAAATAGATAAAAATAGATAAAAATACAGCATGGAACACTTACTAGAATACGAAGAATTTAAAGCACTTAGGGAGAAAGCAACGTTTAGTAGAACTAAGCATGGTAATCTTAATGTTGAAAAAGACGGTAAGACTTACGAACTTGCCTATAGTGTAGATGGCTTTGTTGGTGATCCGTACGGGATAGGATTTCCAGGAGAGGATATGTTTAGGATGATTAGTAAAGATACAGCAGCCAAGAAAATTTGGAAGTTAATTAAAAAAGAAGTGGAAGAATTCATTAGTATGGATGAATCTATATCTCTTAATGAAAAAGATTAAAGATGGGAGAGCTTAACCAACTTGAAAACAAAATGGTTAGCTTTAACCGTGGAAATTTTGACACTATAGAAGAAGTTGCAAAGGACATAGTTAAATTTCTAAGAAAGACAACTGATTTTAAATTCTCATATAATGATATCTTTAAAATCATAGATGATAATACTGATGGAGGAGCTAATCCGTCAATAGACTTTAAAGATGCAATGGATGATTTCGTTGCTTACTTCAAAAAATAAGAAGCAAATTTGGATTCTTCAAGATACATACAACTGTCAGCGGATATTTTAGTCGAGTATATTTATACTGACCAGGCTAACCCAGCTACTTATAATACTACTACTTTTCCAATTGAGATAATGAGAGATGGTCATACTGGCGGTTCTTATCTTTGGAATGCTGCAAGTGTTCAGAATACAATGAGAAACTACAGAGATAGATCTGTAGCAAACATAGTTGTTAATAAGACACAGTCAGTAAGTCTTAATAGTAGCTTCGGTGTTCCGTATAATGATTTCGATCCACAGCTAACTAACACTCCACAATTAGTCCAAACCTTCTCACCACAGCTTCCTGTTGAATACGACACAGTAAGAGTTTACTTTACTGCTGGTTATAGCTTTGATAATTATGATGGGTTGATATTTGAAATTCTAACTAATAGAAGTGATAATGTTGAGCTTAATCTAGCATCTATCAATTATTTAAGAACTGATACACCTTTACTTGTTGCTGAACCGTTCCTCTTAGCAAGCAAGCTATACAGTACATATATTGAATTTAAAGTGCCAGCGCTGTTCTATATGAATAATGCATTTGATAGTACAGATCCGAATACACTTGGATTTAGATTGGCTGGAGCTGGTGGTTTTATTAGTACTCCAGTCATTACGATAAGAGCAACTGGGATAACTGAAACGACAGTCAATAACAGCTATAGTTATTATGACCTAGAAGAAATAAATTCTGCAACTATTCTCAATAGAGATATTTACGATAATTTATACGCTGAGGTTATCCAAGCACCTGACGGAGATTACTTTCAATTATCAGGACAAGTATTAGGATCTACATTTGAGAACTTTATTCAACCACTCCTCACCCATAGTGGACCGTATGTAGTATTCCATGAAATTACTGTAACTGAACAAATTGGTACTAACTTTGTTCCAACGAGCAATCAAGTATTTACACAGACTGGACGCTTTGACGAGTCTATAGATTTTAGACCTATCATTACACATAGTGCAACTGCTATAAGTTTCGTAATAGATTATACACTTCGACTTTTTAATCGTCAAGATAGTACTCAGATTATAAAAAAAGCAAGACTATCGAGTTTCGATGTAAAGAAATACGGAAGAAAGTTAATGAAGATAAATCTTGGCACTGTGCCAACTGTTGCTAAGGTTTACAATCAACTTGAACCTGACGATGGTCGACGAATAGTAATAACTGATTCTTCATCTAATCAAGGAGAAGGTTCAGATAAGCAAGCAGAAAAACTAGTTGTAAGAACACGATACATTACAGCATTTAGGGATAGGATGAATATTAAAGCAGCTATCTCACCAGCTACAGTAAAAACAATAACTGATACATAATGGCAAGTATTGAAACTAACATATCACTTGACAGACAGAAAGCTGAAACTTATAAAGAGTTTAAAGCTACGTCAGTTAATGAACAACCACTACCACAAGGTGATGGTTCAATACGAATAAGTCCATTTGATGATTATTTCATTTTTACATTATACGAAGATACGAGTGGTGAAGATACACCGATTGATCTTTCTAATGTTGGTAATGTTTACATATCATTTATTGGGGAAAAAGATGAGGTACGAATTGCGTACTATACTAACGTAAAGGATTTAGATTTATCTCAAGGCCAAGTCATATTCAGAATAAGTGCTGAGGATAGCAAGAAGATACTCAAATTAAATAACGATAACTTTTACATATCAACTCAAGACGTAAGCCCTGAAGGTGATACTTCAGATGAAACTGTTTTATACACTGGGAAATTTCTATCTCTTACAGATGATGCTAGGAAAACTCTTACATCGCAAATAGAAGACTTAACACTAAAATATAGTGAGGAAGTTGCTAAATTAAAAGTAGAAACAGCAGCACTTAAAATAGAGAGAAATGATTTAGCTCAACAAGTTGCAGATCAAAATATTACTATCTCTGCATTAAAAGCTTCAAATCAACAAATGTCAAACACTATAACTGAACTTACTACAGAGAACGAAGGCCAAGATAGTACTATCGAAGCACTTCAAATTGCTGCACGAAGTGCTCAGAAATTAGCACAAGATGCTCAGAATAAAGCTGGGCAGACTGCTGTTGTTCAAGGTAAGGTTAAAGGTAAGACAGATAAAGCAACAGTTGTAGTAGCAGCTGCTGCACTTCAAAGAACAATGATATAATGTTTTTAAGTTCAAAAAATGATCACTTCAAATTCGATTTTCCAAGGAACTTTATTCCACAGTCGATTGTAGATAAGTACAAACCTGTACTTAATAAGATGCCAGGTAGTATGATTAAGGAGCCTATAGATGCTTTCAATTATGGCATACAATCGTTGAACTTACCAGGACCATCGTTTGATCCAGTGTCTCAATTAGATGCGCCAGGATACGAAAGAAGCTTTAGATCTTCTGAACCTACTCAACGACTATACCAAAAAGATCTTACAGTAACTATGCAATCTTTTGATGGATTTTTTAACTACTGGATGGCACTTGAACTTTTTGAGTATTATTATGGACTTGGTGGAGATAAGCCCTGGATCCCAGAAGGTGCAGGAATACAATTATTTGACGGAGAAGGTAATGTATTTGTAAATGTTCAAATGAAGGAAATGTTATTCATAGGAATCAGTGGCTTAGACCTTAACTTTAGTAATAATACAGTTGAGTTTAATACGTTTGATCTTAACTTTAAGTATAACATTCTCGAAATAAAATACGGCTATAAAGCATAGTTGATATATAATACATGAAGACCTACAAAGAATACTTATTAGAGACTGATGAAGATGTATTATTTCAAAGAGCACTTCAAGAATCTGTTGAACTTACAGAAGATCAAGATGTAGCTATTGATTTAGTCGTTGAAAAGCTATTAACTGCAAATGCTAATGGTCAAGACTTGGAAGCAGCAATGCAAGAAGTAATTAACGAAGGTTTATTTGGATCTATATTTGGTGGACTAACTGGTTTTGCTTTAGGTAAAACTATCGGTAAATTAATTGCGAAAGTATTAGGTATTGAGAAGGGTGTGATTTATGACCTTCTTACGAGTAGATTAGTAGGTGCTGCTTTAGGCTCAGCACTTGGAAAAAAACTATAGAGTCTTAGATATATACAAAAAACAAAACAAATTATTATGAAACACATTTCAACATTTTCACAATTTCTAAACGAGCAAACTCGAACTGGAGTTGAGCCAGGGTCGTGGAATAAAGAATATGCTGGCTGGACTCCTCAAAAGGGTACAGTTCAAGAATATCTCTTTGACCTGCTTACTCTTGCAAGGCACGGAAAATTTACTGCGCGACTCGCTAAGAAGCAGAAGGCGTGGTACAAAAAGAACGAGCATCTTCAACGTAAGAATGCATATCCACTAACTGGAGCGGGAGCCGTAATACTTCAAAAGAAGTGGAAGGGAATCGAAACAACTAAGAAGCAACGAACGCAACAAGGTTTTCCACTCTATCCTGAACAGTATGAAGAGGAATTAAATAATACGTACTACTACCATGTTCAAAGTATTGTCGAAGATTCTGTTAGATATCCCGAGCTGCTCATGCGTTCAATGGCAGAAAATCTTGATTCTGTTAATGAGGCAGCAAATTATGTAAAGAAATATGCTAACTGGAAGCCTAAGAAAGGTACATCGGCAGAAACATTGTTTAATCTATTAGCAGATCTTGAAACTCAAGGTGCTGATGATTTTGACTTTGATAATGTTCAAGGCGTAGTAGATGAACTATCAGCAAACTCTAAAAATCCTAAAGCACTTACCGAAATTGGTGATAATATCGAAAGAGCAGTAAATACTCTAGAAGATTATGAAATGGTAGAAGATAACGAAGACTATGATGAGGATAGTGAAGAATATGAAGAATGGGAAGATGCTAATGATGATTGGCAAGATGCTAAATTCTATACAATTCAATTGATAGCAAAACTTAAAGAATAAGCCTAATGAATTTTTCAGAATTCTTAAAAGAATCAGAAATACCAGAACGCTATCGTAAGAAAGGCTTTACTAAAGTTGGTGTAAAGCGGAAATCGTCCGACAAAGCTAAAAAGTGGATGGTTTTGGCTAAGAAAGGAGACAAATATAAAGTGGTTCATGGTGGAGATTCTAACATGGAAGACTTTACACAGCATAAAGATAAAGATAGACAGGATAATTTCTGGAGTAGAATGGGTGGACGTAATTCAAAACACGCTAAAGATCCATTCTCTGCTTTATACTGGCATAAAGAATTTGGTACTTGGTAATAATATTTAAAGAATAACAACATTGGCATTAGTCGGTATAGATTTTTCTCTTAATAGTCCAGCAGCATGTATCTTTGTAGACGGGGCTTACGAATTCATTTCATTTTTCAATTACCCTAAAGATTCATTCAAGAGTCCTATCAAGAAAGCATTTTTAATTCATGACGAATTAATGAGTACTAATAGAATCACTGGAGTAATGTACAAGCGTGACGTTGCAAACGATGATTTCCGAGAGAAGGAATTAAATAAGCAGAAAGACGCTTCAGATATTGCAACTCTAATAGATACGACTTTAAAAGATAAGTACGACATAAGCGATTTTGCCATAGAAGGATTTTCATACGGATCTAAAGGTAACAGCTTTATCGATATGATAATGTACAATACTTATTTAAGACAGAAATTAATCTCTTCTTACGGGCTGAGATCATTTTACATTTTTCAACCATCTGCAGTAAAGAAACTGGCAGGGAAAGGCAATTGTGATAAGCTGTATATGGTAAATGCTTTTAAAAGTAATGTCTTAAAAGATCCTATCTTAGAACAGAATCCGTTTTGGCAGTGGATTCAGGATAAGACTTATGATCCTAAGAAGATAAGTAAACCAGTAGATGACATTGTAGATAGCTATTTTATTGTAAAATGTTTAGAGGCTAAACTGAATAGTAATGATTAAGTAAACTACATTAAGAATAATGATGTCTAATAATCATAAGGAAAAGAATGAATCTTAAAAGACTTATAGATAGTTATATAATTGTAAGATCTTTGTTTACCAAAAATCAATAACTAGAAATAACTAGACTCTTTTCCTTCGTAACATCTAGTAAACATTATACCGCAGATTTCACAACTTGTTTCATTATGATCACAATAATAGGAAAAAAGATTCTCATTCTTAAAGATAAGGCCCCTGAGAAGGTAGGTTCAATATATCTAGTCACACCAAGCACTGATAGTGGTAATATCCCACCTTATGCTGGAACGATCGTCTCTATAGGTACTAAATGTACAGATAGATTTAAACTTGGGATGAAAGTTGCATATCACTGGTCGGGAGCTCAAGTTCTTAACTATAACGATGTTGAATATATTTTGGTTGAAGAGAAGATAATTAGCGGTATAATAGCATTAGATGTTATTATAAGTTAAAACAAACCAAGAGTATCAATATATAACTAGTGGAAGGTAGGCCCTTTCAAATTAGGCAAAACGAGGCAAGTTAATTGGCAGAAATTCTAGGCAGCTAAGAGACAAGTATTGTGGAGCTTATGTAAATTAATAAGTAAAACAAAATAAGGCAAGTAAAAATGGCAAATGAAAAAGAATTCGATATTTTTAGTGTTGGAGTAAGTGATCTCGACACTGGAGACGAAAAAAAAGGTGGTAGCGATCTATATGCACCTAAAGCAGAACAAGGATCTGATGGAACTTATAGTTCTCAGATTAGATTCCTACCAAACCCATCTAATCCAAGAAAACCATTCATACGCAAGTATGTTTATTGGTTAACTGACTCTGATGGAAAGGGTTTCTACGTTGACTCTCCGTCAACTATTGGTGACAAGTGTATTATTCAAGACATGTTCTTCAGACTTCGTAACAGTGATTCAGCTGTAGACAATAAAATGTCTGAAGAATTGAAACGTAAAGAAGTATATTACGCGTTAGTTCAAATCGTAACTGACAAGCAAAATCCAGCACTTGAAGGTCAACTTAAAATATTCAAATTTGGATATAAGATTAAGCTTAAGATTGACGATGAGTTAAATCCTAAGTTCGATGAACCAGTACAAGTATTTGATCCGTTTGATGGTAAGAACTTTGAACTTAACATCTCTAAGAAAGGTGGTTATCCAAATTATGACTCTTGTAAGTTCATGGGTAAAACTAGTCCAATGATTCTTGAAGGTGAAGCTGTATCTGATAGTTCTGAAAGCAGAACAGCAATTCTTGCTTACTTGAATGCTGCTCCAAAATTAGATAGTTGGGATTATACACCTTGGACTACTGACCAAGCAAATCGTGTACATGGCGTTCTTTCAATGTTCGCATCGCCTGGAAGTTCAATAGCAGCTATAACACAGAAAACTATGAGCACAAAGCCAAGCGGTAATATGAAGACCGAAGCAGCAGCAACAAAAGCAACTGAAACTGTGGCAGCACAGACAGAAACTGCAACTGCAGAAGCGCCAGTAGACGCTGATGAAAAATTAGATGACTTTCTTGATGGATTAGACCTATAAGAAATGGTTGAAGAAGCTGTAAAGCTTGATGTAAATATGAGATCCCAGATCATCGATAAGGTGACTGGGATCCTTTACATATCACACCCAGTCGGTGAGAAAAGAAGGACTGAAGATAGTAAAGATCGTTTAAACTTTGCTTGTCCATATTGTGGAGATTCTGCAGATGACGAACGAAAGAAACGAGGTAACATTTATTGGAATGATCTTTATTACCATTGCTATAACTGCAATGTCCATGAAACTGTAGATTACTTCTTAGAGCATTTCGATAAAAACTTCGAGGGAGAAGAACGAGTAAATGTAATTAACTACATTAAAGATCATCGTTTTAAAATACAGTTACAAGAAACCTTAGATTTTTATCTTTTTGATGAAATTGATAAGTACGGTTTAACATACGAACAAATTGGTATTGCTTTTAATGCATATCCAATTAACGAACAGACACACCGAGTATATCCATATCTTAAGAGTAGACTTTTGCACCAGAAGGCAAATAAGTTTGCATACGATCCACGAAAGAAAGATCTTTACATTTATAATTTCTCTCCAAGCGGTAAGATTATTGGATTTCAAGTTAGATCATTAGATGGCATAGGTCCTAAGTATAGAACTTACAACATAGAGAGAATATACGAAAGGCTAAAACTTAAAATTGATCTTCCTGAGGATCATCTTAATAGCTTAAATAAAATCTCAATGATCTTTGGTATACTTGAGGTAGATATGTCAAGAACCTTCACTGTATTTGAAGGACCTATAGATGCAATGTTTATGCGCAACTCTTTAGGTATTACTGGAGTTAAGAAAAAGATTTCAGAGTTTGATGATATTCCACATGTTCGATACTTCTTCGATAATGATATTGCTGGTAAACGAAAAATGATAGAGAAAGCACAGATTGGACAGAGTGTCTTTATGTGGAAAAAGCTATTAGAAGATTATAACATATCAAGTAAATCTATCAAAGACTTAAACGATTTAGTGAAGTATGAATATAAATATAGAAAGGGTTGCCTTGACAATTTAGATTCTTATTTTACAACTACGAATCTGGATATAGTGTACCTATGAAAATAACTGAAAGTATAGTGGCTGATGAACTTGAAGATTTTTACGACGATGTCGATAATGAAAACCGTAACATCAGATACCTTCTAACTTGGGTTTCTCAATTAGATATTATACCCGAGGTACCTAAGATGACATTCAGTCCACCTAAGAAGAAATTTCAACCTAAGGTCAAGCGACCAATAAAACGATCTAAACATGGAAGACCAGGACGGAGCTCTACTTTTTGAAAGTACAAAGATAAAGAATACCGAATATAATGATCTTGACACTCGTGCTAAGAATGTTATATTGGAAAAGAAGTTGGTTGGGAACCGAAAGTCCTGGACAGAAAAAATAAAAAGTCTGGCCTATAGGACTAAAGAAGTTCGCAATCTTACTGAAGTGCAAATTGATATGCTATCTTACCGGCAGATTGTAATTGACTTGATGGTAGAATTAAAAGCTACTATTTATAAACGAAGTGCATTCTGGGATTCATATCATAAAACGAAATACAGATATTACAGTTTAGATTACGATATGAAATTAACTAAGGAAGAAAAGATTTCATTCATCCAAGCTGATATGGCTTCACTTAAATTTCAAATAAAGCTACTTGGTGCTCATCTTGAATTTTATCAAGACTGTGTAAAGACATTAGACAATATGGCCTTTGCTATACGAAATCGAATTACTCTGAGTGAGTCAGATTATTAATTTATCTCTAGAACACTTAGATAAATATTTCAATAAAGTAAAGAATTGGGACATTAAAATAAAATAGCATATTAATGCAATTAACATTAAGTGAAAATAACAAATTCTTAGTTATTACTTCTTGTACAGAGTTAGAATATGACCAACTCAAAGCAAGTTTAACTAAACGCATCGATGGCTGGAGGTTTAATCCACTTGTGAAGCGTGGTGTGTGGGATGGCAAGATCTCATTTGTTAAGAAAAACCTCATCCCAGCTGGCCTATGGAAAGAAGTAGCCGATATATGTAAGGAATATGATTTCCAATTAACAATGGTTGGAATTACTCGTATTTTCAATGACACTATCAAAGTAGATGAGTTTGAAGCTTGGGCATTAAAATTCTTCGAAGGACGAGAAATCACTCCGAGAGATTATCAGATCGATGCTGCATTCAAAATACTAAAATACAAAAGATGTTTAGCTGAATTAGCAACTTCTGCAGGAAAGACATTAATTTCATTTATGGTCATAGGCTATCTTATGGAAGTTTTAGGTAAGAAGAAAATATTAATGATCGTACCAAATGTAAGTCTTGTGATTCAGGCAACAGGTGACTTTGAACAATATAACGCTGGTAAATTAAGCATAAAAACTCAGCAGATCTATTCGGGTGCTGAGATTCGTAAGAGTAGTAATATTGTTGTAGGTACTTATCAATCACTGGTAAACTATGATGAAGAATACTTCTCACAATTTGATGCAGTATTAGTCGACGAAACCCACAAAGCGAAAAGCAAGTCAATTCAAACTATAATGGATAAATGCTGGCATTGTGATTATCGCTTTGGTTTAAGTGGAACCATTCCAAAGAAAGGAACTGTTGACCGACTAGCATTAATGTCTGCTATGGGTCCCTTAGTAACCCAAGTAAAAGCAAAACATCTTCAAGATGAAGGTCATATTGCAAACTGTAAGGTTTTACAGATTACAATGGACTATGCTTCAGATGAGCAGAAAGAAGCATTCGCATTCTTATCTAAGAACCCAAAACAACGAAGAGAGTTATTTACACTTGAAAAGAACTTTATTAACCAAAACGAAAAGCGACTTAACTTCGTTACGAAAGTAATCAATAAGTCACATTCAAATTCGTTGGTGTTATTTCATAAGATAGATTATGGTGAAGCACTATATAGACAATTACGAAACATTACTGATAAGAAGGTCTATTATGTAGATGGTAGTGTTAGTGGTGATATGAGGGAAGAGTTCAAAGCAAGGATGGAGCAGAATGATGATGTGATCATCGTAGCAAGCTATGGAACTTTTAGTACTGGAATTTCTATTAAGAACATCCATAACATTTTTTTTACTGAAAGCTTCAAGAGTGAAGTTATCATTAGACAGTCAATTGGTAGAGGTCTAAGAAAACATCACTCTAAGGAATTGGTTAAAATCTACGACTTTATAGATGATTTCCGATATACTGGAGAAGATTTGAATTGGAAAAACTATATGTATAAGCATGGAGCTGAACGAAGGAAGATCTACGAGGAGGAACAATTTAAGTATGATGTTCAGACCGTCAAATTTTAAGAGTAAAACTATAGATATATAAATCAAATAAAGAAAAACATGGAAAGAAGAATTAAGAAGTTCTCTGAAACTATAAACGAATCTAAAAGTAGGGGAGCAGACATTCTCGAAATTGTTAAGAAATTAGGGTTTGGTAGTTTAGAAGAAATTAAGAAAGAAAAAGCTATATTGATTAAACTTGAAGCTTTATTCAAAGAACTACCTAAACATGCTGATGTAAGTGAAGACGCTGTTGAAGACATCGAAGCTAATCTGAAGAAAAAAGGAGAAGAGAAATCACTTGCTAATAAAGCTGGCGAAAAAGAAGAGGACGGAGTAGTAGGTGGAGATAATGATGTAGAAGTTGCCGAAGATGCAGCTGAAGACATTGAAGACGAAGTTAAAGTTAAAGGGGAACCTGAAAAAGTTGCCGATGAAGAAGGCGAAGAATTAGTCACTACTGATCAAGAAGTAGCTGGGAAAGTTCCAGATAGTCCAGAAGATACGAGCGATGCAACGGTAATTCCAAGATCACGGATTATGTCATTTGAAGAATTCATTAAAGAAAGCGAAGAAACAGTTAATAAGAACATTAGCTATCGTGATGATGAAGAAGAAGAAGACGATGCACTACCAGTTGCAGACGGAAAAGACAATAGCGAATTTGCATCTATTGAGGATGAAGAAAAAGCCGCTAAACTTAAAGAGGATGCAGCAGAAGATATCGAAGCACGTGCTAATCCATTAAGTATAACTAAAGAACTCGATGACGATGGAGAATTAGTTACTAAACACCAAGAGATTGTAATTAAGCCTGAAGATTCAACAGATGATTCAGATATTCAAGGAACTGTCGTTGTATCTGAAGCAATGCTAAAAGAAGCTGATATTAAAACTGACGCTGATTTTGAAGAATATGCAAATGCTGTCTTGATGAAAGCTCATCCAGATGATTTCGATGAGAAAGTTGCAAATAAAGTTATCGCTGATCTTAAGAAAAAATACAAAGACGATTACGGTGCAATGATCGGTGCATTGTCAAGCGGAAAACAATAAAAATACCAAATGAGACATATACTGTTATTTGAACAATGGCTGACTAATGATAGTCAGCCATTGTTGTTAGAAGGTGGAGCATATGGGCACTTAGCACATCCGTTTGAGGATCTCGACCTAACTATGAGAGACGTACAAGATATGATCGATGCAACTATTGAAGGTGCCTTCGGTCCAGATAATTTTGTACAGGAGAAGGTTGATGGTCAAAACATTATGATCTCTTGGAAAGATGGGCGGTTAATTGCTGCGAGGAATAAGAGCCACTTAAGAAATGCTGGCGAAAATGCACTTACCGCTCAGGGCATGGCTGATTTATTTAAAGGTCGAGGGGATATTGAAATTGCATATAATACTGCAATGACAGATTTAGCAGCTTCTATCGGTGCACTATCAGAGAAAGATAAGTTAGACTTATTCGATAGTGGTAGAAAATTTGCAAGTGTTGAAGTAATAACCCCCGTAACTCAAAACACTATCCCATACGGTCAGAATATTTTAGTATTTCATGGTTTAGTTGAATATGATGAAGCTGCTAATGTTATAGGAGAAGATAAAACTGCTGCACGAAAAATCGGCAATCTTATCAATGATGCTAACGTAGCAGCTCAAGCAACCTATTACGTAAGAGGTCCAGTTGATATTTCTATCATGCCATTTCCAAATACTAAGAAAAGAGCATCTTATTATAATAATGAACTGAAGAGAATCATGGCAGAAAGTGGTACTAATCTAAATAGTACTATTAGAGACTACGTTATGGGCAGTGCCGTTAAAGTACTTCAGGACGAAGCCAAAAAAGCTAAAGTTAGTATACCAAGTGATGCTGTAGAAGGTCTTGCTAGACGAATCGGAGGAGTTGATAAGTCGTATACTATACCAACTCTTAAACATGAACTTGGAGATGACGCTCAATGGTTCATTGATTTAGAGAAGAAAGACTATAAAAGGTTAAAGCGTAAAATTTATGCACCTCTTGAAGGAATATTTTTAGAGGTAGGAACTGAAATGATGAAAAACGTATCAGTGTTCCTATCAGCTAATCCTACAGCCGCTACGCAGGCAATGAAAAAAGAAGTCGAAGGTGTTATTAATAGTATTAAGACAGGTGGTGACGCTGAAGATGTTAAAAAACTCGAAGCGGAATTATTAAGACTTACAGCTGCTGGCGGAATTGAAAGTATAGTTCCAACAGAAGGTATTACATTTGTGTATAAAGGTAAGCCGTACAAATATACTGGAATTTTCAGCCCACTTCACCAGATTCGGTCAATTTTAGCTTTTAAAAAATAAACGACATGGCATACATTAAATTATTTGAAGAATTCATATTAACTGAAAGCGGTAATTCTGTAGAAGATGCTCAGCCATTTCAACAAGATCAAGTTACTGGAACTTTAAAGTGGTTAGAGAAAAACGTTTTTCCTAAGATTGGACTATCTGGGATGGGTGACGATGCTGCAGTTATTGGAAGTGCCGGGAAGAAATTGCCAGGAGACACAAGCGGTGACATTGATATTGCAATTTCAGCAGACCGAGTTGCTGGGTATTTAGATGTTTCACTTCAGAACGTTTTAATTGAACTAAACAGTACACTCAAGAAATTAGGCTACGAAACTAAAATGGCCGCAGGTTTTGGCCAAGTAAGTATAGCGGCTCCAATTGACGGTGACATTAAGAATGGTGTTGGTCAAGTTGACTTAATGCTTTCAACTGATATGGAATGGTCTAAGTTTATTTACGAATCACCTGACTTCAGAACCGGAGAATCGAAATATAAAGGAGCATATCGTAATATTTTATTAATGTCAATAATAGGACAATCCTTTGGCAAGACATTAAGTAAAACTCCAGAAGGAGCAACTAAAGAATACGAAGCCAGAATAATTAGATTGAACCAAGGAATAGTTCAAATTAGAAAAACATTTCAAGGTAAGAAAGGATTGATTAAAACCGCGAAACTATTAAGAGACTTTGATAAAGAGATCACAAGAGAACCACAAGAAGTAGTAGACATGATATTCAACGGTGCAAAACCAAAGGATGTTAATACATACGAAGGATTGAAAGCATTATTAGAATCAGGATCGTTTAAATTTCCAGAAAAAGTAGATGCTATTCTTGACGAATTTAAAATGAGAATGACACATTCTGGTTTACCATTACCATCAGATGTAGGATGATATGACACAATCACAACAAAACAAATACCACTCAGTTTACGACAAACTTAAAATAGCCAAAACGAAGGATGAGTTCTTAGAAAGTATCGATTTTGTGTTAGATGAAATATTTGAAGACAAAGAGCATGCTCAGCATAATCTTGATGTTTTATCAGATGATGATTGGTGGCACGGACATGATTGACAATACTTGTCAATAAATAAACAAATGCAAACAGATGGGAAAGTACATAGACAGTTTTAAAATCTTCGAAGCTAAGTATCAAACCTACTTAGACTACGGTCAAGCTGGTGATACTTGGGCTACTCCAGAAGAAGTAAAGAGAGATGCTGAAATTACAGTTCAACATATGATCCCAAAAGATTGGGATGATGCAAAAGAAAGCATTGTAAATATCGTCGATCAATCAAGCGATAAGAAAGGTATAAAATTTGAAGTTACTTTACATTCAGGTGACATTATTCATTTGTACAAAACTGGAAGATTCAGAGGCGATTGGGAAGTTTACTTCAATAAGAAAAGGATGAAAGATGCAGCTACAGTAAGAAAAATTCTAAGTGCTAGGGAAACTGATCTTGATCAATATCTACTATCAATAAAAGGATATGATAACACTTGGCACTATGCAGATGATCAAAGAGCATATAAGAACGGTCAAGCACATCAAAAAACTCTAAGTGATCTGTATTCTAAACTTTCATCGACAGAGCAGAAACTTGCATTTAAAGCCTTTGGGAAATTATTCAAAACTGATACAGAATTTAAAGACTTTAGTGGAACATAAACTATGAAAGAACTTCATAACATATATAAAGATGCAGGTCAAGGATTTATTGACGACTTACTAAGTGACTACGTTATAGTTACTGAGAAGTTATCTGGATCATCCTTTGCAACTGAACAAACCAAAGACAGACTTCAGTTTTTTAAAGGAACCTCTCAAAAACCTATTAACTTAGTAGATAGGACGATTATGGTTTATTATGAACCAGCAATACAACATATTAAGAATATACTGGCTTCAAGTAAAATAGAACTTCCAAATAACTGGAGATTTTGCTTTCAGTATTTTGTTCATAACGAACCTGGTATTATAAGCTATACGAAACTTCCTGAGAATAATTTAGTACTTACACATATTCACATAAGAGGTGAAACTGGAAAGACAGCTAAAGTTATAGATGATCCGAGAGTAATAAAAGATTGGGCAGCTAATCTAACTGTAACAGCACTCCAACCATTTTATTCTGGTAACTTAACACCTGAACAAAAATCAAAGATCGAAGAATTTATAAGAATTCCTACTGAGGATCAAGAAGAACTATTTGGTACAGCATCTTTTGCTGAATATATCTTACAAGTTCTTAATCCTAATACAACTTCAACTACATTGCATGGTAATTTATCAAATCCTATAGATTCGTTAATCTTTAAATTTATTACAGCTGGAAGTGGCAAATCATTCTCAGCTAGGATGATAGATCCTTACACTAAATTCTTAATGAAAGAGAAAGTCCCAGTTGATATGAGACGAGCACCAGCAGATATGAACGAAATCATTCTGCTTGATTTGCTTGCTTTTATTGAAGAGCGTGGAATCACAAAAAGTGATACATTAACGGGTAATGGTGAAGAACGGTATATTCAATTAGTATCATTACTTTTTAATGAATATGTTGCTCAACGGGGCGATAGCCTAGAAGGTATAGCATTCAATAAAGCAGATTTTGCATCGGCACCAGAGTTTGATCTAAACACAGATTTAATATTAAACGAAAAGACAAAGAAATTAGTATCAAGCTCAGAAAGTCTTAAAGATCTATACAAAGTTATGTTAGGATCGTTAAGAAAGAAAAGAGACCCAAAGAAAACAGGTGCAATACTTACACCATCAGTGATAGAAGACTTTAACAAAATGGTAGATAAATTCAACAGTATCAGCACATCTAAGGATGATGGTAAATTCAAAACATTTGAAGATTACCTTAAGCTCAAAAAGGTAAACGAAACGGTAGAAGAAGACCCAGTCAAATCAATTAGTGAAGAAAAAGTATTAACTTTTAAAGACTTCCAAGCTCTTGATATAGTTGATCTATCGGCAGTAAGTGAAGCACTAACAGTTCCATATAAAGAACGTGGTAAGAAGAAAGTCAATATGATCGTCGGACGATTTCAGCCTTTTACTTTAGGTCATGTTAAAGTCTTCGAACAGCTACATAAGCAAAACGGACTCCCAGTAGTAGTCTTTACTGTAAGAGGTAAAAAGCCAAACCCTGAAAAGAGTCCATTTAGTGAAGATGAACAGAACGTTATGTTCAATAAGATGAAGAAGCAATATCCATTTTTAGAGGCTATGTACACAGTACCTAATGCAGCTATTGATACTCTTTATGCAACGTTAAGACCAGCTTACGAACCAATGTTATGGGGATTTGGAACAGATCGTAAGAAGGCATATGAAGGCATGATTAGCAAACCAGAATATCGAAAAGACTTAGATGTTGAACCAGAATTTAAAGGATATGAAATTAAAAGAGGTGATGACGATGTGTCTGCTTCTAAAGTTAGGACAGCAATTGAATTAGATGATGAGTCTACTTTCAAGAAAATGACTCCAAAGAGTATTCATGACATGTATTCAATTCTTCAGAATGTTCTTACCCCCGAAATGACAGAATCAGAAGAGCTAATAACTGAAGCAAGTGAAAGGAAGTATATGTATTTGGCACAGTCTAATAAAAAAGAAGATAAAGATGCTCTTTACGATTTAATCAATGTGAGTTTGTTTAAAGGTAAAGCACCATACGACGGTAGGCTTAAGTTAAATAGTTTTAATACTAGTGATATAAAGAAGGTTGAAAAATATCTTAAAGGAGACCAAAACGCAGCAGATATATTAGTAAAGTTAGGCGCTGACGTCACTGGGATAGGTAGAGGTGAAATTATGTTAGCTTATATTATAGAAAATTGCAGTATTGGTGGAGGCTCGCAAGATATTGATTTAACGCTGTATAATGATAAACATGCTGTATCAGATCAAGCGGAATTAAAAGAAGCTCAGCTGTCTATAGACGGTTGGCTATATAATTGGAGGACTGGTGCAAAGCATAGATCTATTATTCAGCATACATTAGCAAATCTTAAACTTCTTTATGATGGCCTTAAAGATGTACTACCAGAATTAGACATATCAACAAAACTAGGATCTGAGATAGCAGCTTTAACAGGAAGACAAGAATTCGGAAAATTTGTAAAGGAAGTTAGAAGTATTGACCCTGTTGAAATTCACACCGCATTAGCTTTTAATATTGAAGAATCACCAACCAATAAACTGATAATATCTAACTCAAGCGGAGAAATTTTGGGTGATCTTACTGATGCAAAAACATTAAGTAAAATAAAAACTATCTTATCCACAGGTAGTACGTTAACACTAAAATCTTTTAATGCAATTGAAAAAGAACTAGTTGCTGGGTTTGGTAAAGTTAATGAAAAGTTTATATTTGTACAAACTAATAGTAGGAAGCGTTTTATGGGCATTCATTATAAAGATGCTATTTCAGGCAGTCTAGATCAAACTCAATTTTACGCAGCAACAGCTGGAACTGTTAAAGTAAAAGTAAAAGCTTAACTGGAAGTTTAACAAAAAAATAGTAAAATATGGAACATATAAAATCATTAGATGAGTTTCTTTTAGAAAAGAATGTTGTCATTAAGCGAAAGTATACAGAAAACCATCCAGCCAAAAATGCATCTACTTCAGCTCGTGTAAGAAACGCTGTCTTAGATGCAATGGCAGACGGAATATTATCTGAAGAAGAAGTTCAGAATATTCTAAAGACTGCTAATGCTGGTACACGATGGTTCAAAAAGAACGGTAATCTTTTTAAGATGACTGAAGACAAAGAAGGAGTGAAGAACTTTACATTGTCTAAGCACGGGAACCGTATTAGAACTCGTACAAGAAATTTAAATGAAGACTAAATGCCAGCAACTTCAAAAGCACAACAAAAAAATAGTAAAATATGGAACATATAAAATCATTAGATGAGTTTCTTTTAGAAAAGAATGTTGTCATTAAGCGAAAGTATACAGAAAACCATCC